GAAATATTAAGCGCCGGGCGAACCGAAGATGCCCAGAGGATCAGACACGCCGAAGCTGTAACGCTCACGGGCTTTGTAACGAACGTTACCTGTGTCAAAGTCGCCGTCCATGCTGTTTTGCAGCGGGGTACGAACGAAGTGCTTCAAGCCGTTTGGCACGTCAGTCAACAGGAACCAAGCGTTGGTGTCTGTCAAGAAGTGGTTAACGGTGTAGCCTTCAGGAATCGAGCCGTTGTTCTTCAAGGCGTTGATGTCGTTGTCGGTTGTACCAACGCGCAACTCGGTTTCGAGCAAGCGGGTAGCCACGAACATCAGGCTTGGAGGAACGACCAATTTCTTGGGCTTAGCAGCGATCAACAGACCGCGTTCATCAGTCCAACCAGCGATCTGAATAACAGCGTTTTCCAACGATGTTTCGTTCAAGTCGGCAGCGGTAGATGGGGTGTTGCTGTTAGTGCCGCCAGACACCAGAGGGTGAGCTGTCGAACATAGAACTTGACCGTCACCGTAGGTAGGGCCACCAGCAAACGCGTTGTTCAGCACATAAGCGCCTTTAACTTGCTTGGTGTAAGCCATACCGCGAGCCAAAGCCTTGGTGTAGCGGCTGGACAAGCTGTCATACAGGTTGTCTTCCACAGCTTCTTCCGTGATGGAGAAGCCCATTGCAATGGTTTCGTGAGTGTAACGAGCAGTCCATGCTTCCTGTGCGTTGTCATAAGCGATGGCAGAGCCTTCGTTCTTGACTGGTGCAGCAGAGAAACCAGACAGCTTGGTCTCTTCTTCAAAACTACGCTCCGAAGATTCGGTTTCGTAGATCTCTTTGTGCTCTTCGCCGTACTTAGCGTACTCCAGGCCGAACAAAGCGTTCAGGCCAGGGAGCAATTCTTTGAGCAGTTGTGCGCGTGAAATAGCCATTGTTTACTCCTTAGATACCAGTGGTATCAGTGTACTGGTGCAAGTTGAACTTGACCAAGAATTCGTAGTAAGTCGTGGCAGAAGCGTTAGCTGGGCCAGTAGCAGTGTCTGGCACTACGTCGATCACACGAATGGGAAGGGTTGCGGTTGTGCCGGCAGAAGCGCCGTCGATGCCGTAGTACGAGTCACCAGTGTTGGTGGAACCAGCAGTTACAGACAAAGCGACGTTAGAGCCAACCAATGCACGGCTGTATGCTGTAGGAACGGTGGTTTGACCATTCGAAGCGGCAACACGGAACACTGCATTTGGATCATCCACAACATAACCAAAGGCCAAGGCGGTGGAAGTGGATTGGGAAGCTGGGTAGTACTGACCTTGCACTGGCTGACCAGACGAGTTCACATACGAGCAACCAACCAACACGCCAACGCTGTCACCAGTGTTAGTAGCGGTTTTAGCGATCAAGTAACCGTTGGTATCAACAGCCACGGTATCACCGTTGAGGATCGCGGTGGCAAAGCCGGCCGAGATAGGGATTTGACGGATCGCTCCGGCGTAAGGTAAGCCGTCCAGTCGGTTGACTGGCTTCAAACCATACGTCTTGCTGACAGTAGGATATGCCATTTAAGACTCCAAAAGATTAAATACCTTTACCGAAAGTCACCTTGGAGCTGCGTTCTTTGAACATTGGCATCCGAGGATCATTATCGCGCATGAAGGTGTTATCGACTGATTGCATCTGCGCGTCAGCTTGTTTGCTGTAATACGCATTCCGCTGCTCAGTAAACTCCACCGGGGTTTTGCAAAGCAACAAACCGCCGACTTCCACGCTGTCAGGGAATTGGCCGTTGGCCGATCCAAACAGGCGAATTTCGGGATGGTCAGAAGCCTTAACGGGTTCCCAGCCTTCGCGTAATTTCGAGGAAAGGTTCGTGGCGTCAGCCTTATTCAAGGTACTGATCCGAATCCAGCGGTATGCGTAACCCTCTTCAGGAGTTGGGTCAGGCAACAACTGTGGTGGCATCCAATGTTTTGGGCGCTCCGCAGTTTCTCGTGTATTCAAATCGCGACTTGGACGTGCAGCTTTTTCCATTTTCATTTCCTCATTTCTTCAGCAACCTTACGAGCATAGAGTTCCAATGGAACACCAAGCCGCTTGGCGATATTCACCTGGGTCTGCGTCAGCACGATCTTTTTGGGCGCTGTGCTACGGGTTGCAGGTGCAACGTTGTTGGATTTAGTGCGTTGAGGTTTCGCATCAACGGACTCTTCGGCTCCAAACTGCTCCGAGAATCTTGACCTAATGTCAGCGTCGATACGTCGGTAGTATTCTTCGCTGCCAGCAGGAATTCCTTCGCCAACCAAATCTTCATGCACACCGAGTGCGTATGCAGTCATTCTCTTGTTGGACCCAAACCACTGATTATTATCTTTCCATGCAAGTAGTTTATCGTCAACAGGAGCCTGTTTGGCTTGCTGTGGTTCGATTTGTACCTCAGTTTCGCGTGGCTGTAAAGGGGTGGGTTTAAAATTATTTACCTTGTCGGCTCTAATTTTGGCGTTAGTTAATGCCTCTTGGGCTTCAACCAAACGATCGGAATCACCCGATTCATAAGCCGCCTTGTAGTTTCTCTTGGCTTCTTCAATCTCATTGCTCACTACCTTTTTGGCTTGTTCCAATAATGCAGTTTGATTTTGATTGACCGAACCCTTGAGTTGATTATTCTCTGCAATTACAGCCTGGGCCAATCGCAAAGCTTCATCTTTTTCGCGCTGCGCAGTTTCTTTTGCGCGGCGTTCTTCGTGGTAGCCCTTGGTGAAATGCTTGATTCGCTTTTGTACGCTCTCGTCGTATTTAGTCAGCTCGTCTTCAGCAAATTCCTTTGGCGGCTCCATCATTGGTTTGCGATTGCGATCCTCTGGTGGAGTATCGTCAACCACTTCAATTTCTGGTTTTTCCTCGGCTTCTGGCTCAACAACCCGGCCGCCTTCGCGTGGGTTTTTTCTTCAGCCATGTCAGGAAATTCAAATTCCGTTTTTTCAATATCAGCCATGATTAGTACCCCCACGTCACAGCTTTAACGGCCCACATTTGGGCAGTCTGAGCTTCAGTAACAGCAATGCTAAGCATACGCGCCACTTCAGGCTTTGCATCAATACGATGCTCATTTAGCAAATCAACCAGATCCGCAAATGCACGTTTGATTTTGTCAACGTCTTCACGGCCTCCGGGATTAAAACTAACACCACAGGCTTTTTCGCCAAAAGTCATTTCACGAGTTTCCATGTTTACTCCTAAGCATGAGCGAAAAATCGCTCAGAGTGTTTGTTGGATTTTTTACGGTTCCAAAGTGCCGGTACAACTTGTAAGTTGTTTGCTACGCTTGTTCCGCCTTTACTGACGGGAACAATGTGATCTACATGCCAAGCTCGCCCAGTGTGCTGTGTGCGTAATTTGCATAAACGCACAGCCTCTCCCAAGACAAACGCATCAAACTCGCCAAGTTGTTTTTCGCTTGAACTACGCATTAATTGGTATTTCAATCGCGCCATCTTTCGCGCCTCTGAAATTGGTTTGGCTGCGCGACGTTTTTCAGCTTCAGCTCTTCCGCCGGATAAGACGTAGGCTTTAGCTTCTTTGCGTTTTTGCGCTTTACCTTTTTCAGATGCGTAATATTTGCGTTTGGCCGCCAATGTAGCGTCAGGATTATTCATCCGACGCTGCCTAGCTTCAAGAACCAATCGCTCTTTATGGATTGCATAGTATGCTTTCCATCGTTCTGCGGCTTTGGCTTTTTGCTCAGCATTGCTCATGGCCGCTGCACACCTCTGGGATCCTGCACAACTGCTTGGACAGAATCATCATTGATGAGTCGCCATTCAGTGCCATGGATTTTCATTCGGGTGCCGGTGTTTGGCCGAACCAAAATAAAGTCGCCTACAGCGCACGACGGTCCAGACGGAAAACGCTCTGGGTCTTTGAAAGCATCGGGTCCAATCTTGGCCACAAACAACACGGGAGACAGCAGCTCTTCGTGCATCATGGCCTGGGCTGATTTTAAAATTCCGCCTTCGTATTCCTCTTTGGCTTCTGGTAGCATGCACAGAAGGTGATAGGTTACCGGGTCTGGAATTTGTTTGGCTTTGTCCTCAACTGGTTTGTTGAGTAGGCCAGACAAATCAACTGCCTGAACATCAAATTTATTCATCGTCTATTTCTTTCAGTTTACGCACGAGGTCGCCGAGTTCGCGTTGAGCGGTTCGGAGACCTCGGATGGTTCCGCTCAACTCTTTGTAGTGATCGTAGGATTTAGCTCCACCATCACACAAAACTTGTACTATGCTTTTGATCTCCTCCTCAAACTTGTTGTTGAGGATTTCAAAGATTTTTGTTTCCATTATTCACCCCGTTGGGTATTTGCCATTTGGCGGGCCTTGGCTGCAGCAGCTTGCTCAGAGTGGCTCAGCTTTTGCTGGTGAGCTTGCTGCGCTTGCATCAACTCCATCTGATGACGTTGCACCTGTTGCTGCATTTCTTGATTGTGGCGAGCAGCAATCATTTCTGGTGACTCGCCATTTTTCATCATCATCTCTTGCTGCTTCATTTGCAGCTCTTGCGCCTTCAGTTGCAATTCACCTTGCACTTTTTGCGCCTTGATCTGAGTCTCTTGTTGCTTGATCTGTAGCTCTTGCTGCTGCATCTGGATGATTGGATCTTGCGCTTGCTGCTGGGCTTGCTGTTGTGCGGCCTCACCTTTGTGCTGCTGCAACAATTGCTGTGAAGCCTGGGCAACCAGCTTGGACAATTGCACTTCAGTCTCTTTGGACATTTCCACATCTGGCTCAGGCAGCGTGGCGCCGAGGCGCTCTTGGATGCCGTTGCGATACTGGAATGCAACGTGCTCAGCAACGTGCGCCATGATGGCTGCATTGATCTGCTGCGCCATTGGGTTCTGGCCAATTTGCGACATGACCTTGGGGTCTTGCAACATTGAAGTGTGAACAGCAATGTGAGCGTCGTGATCTTGGTAGATGAAAGCCTTCTGTGGCTTGCCGGTCAAAAAGCCCATGTTCTCGCTGACGGGATCTTTGGGCAATTGATAGTCTTCAGTGGGCACCAGCTTGTCGGCATTCTTGATGCCAAGCACCTCGATCATCTGGCGGTGCAACTGGGGCAGGTTGTAGATCTGCGGCGCGCCCTGGGCCAACTGAATGACCGCCTGGTACTGCATGATCCGCTGGGCCATGGTCGAGCTGTTGGGGTCCGACACAGGGATAACATCCACCATGTCGTAGTCTTGGCGCTTGGCCTTGCGTGAACCTTCGGCCGGGTTGTACTCATACTCGCCAGGGGTGTTGTCACGAATAATGTCGCGCAGCAATTTGAATTCTTGCTTCATTGAGAAGTGAACTCGTGCCTGCACGGCCGACATATTCTTCAACTGGCGCTCAAGCAACGCAAGCGTAGTTCCAACTGGAGCATTGGCGCCCATGTCGCTGATGTTCATGTCAGCAATGGAGCCCAAACGACGGCCTTCTTCCGTAATTTGGTTGAGCAGACCCATCAAAACCTGGCTTGGCTCCTTGTATGGGAGGGTCATAATGTTGTCTCGGACTGTTCCCGAGGGCACATCTACGTCCCTAAATTCGCCTGGAGAGATAGGTGTATCGTCGCCTTTGATGCGCAAACCGCGTGATTTCAGGCCGCCAGGCAGGTTGGACAGCGTGCCGGCGTCCACCAATTGGCGAATAATGCTGGTTCCAGCGCGCGCATAGCCACCAATTAGGTGAATCAAGCCCAATCCATAGGCGCCAAACCCTGGAATGTAGGTGTATTGCACGAAATGCTCGCGTTTTACCTTGCGTTTGTCTGACTCTTCCCAGTTTCTGCGCACGGCCAGCACTTCATTTGTGCCGCGATCAATCGTAATCACGTATGGCAGGGCGATTCCGTCTTCATCTTCGTAGCCAGGCAGGTCATAGTCCAGGTGGACTTCCAAAATCTGGTAACGATCGTCGTCGGTCAGGCTGTAACCCTGGTCTTCGGCCTTCTTTTTCTCCACATCCGTGTGAATCGTGACCGGATCACCCAACTCCACGTCGCGGTAGAAGCCGGCAACCTGCAATTTGCGAATATCGTTGGTGGTTTTGCGCATTACGTGGGTAATACGCTCGGAGTTGAACAGGCTGGACGCGCCGTAAGGGATGATGATGTCTTCGGCCGGGATAAACGTGGCCATTTGACGATCCATGCCGGGATCAAAGTAGATTTTCTTGAAGGCGGCGCCGGATAAACCAAGTGAATAGAGCAGTCGCTCATGTTCTGGCCGGTATTCAGGCATGGCCTCGGTCAATTGGAAGTTCATGTCATCACGAACTCGCTCGGCCGCGTCTTCTTTGAGCTGGTCGATCGCGCCAATGATCTCAGTCTTGACGGGGCCCGCAGCCGGGAACGTCTCAAGGATGGTTTCGCTCTGGAATCGGATGGCCGCTTCAGTCAAAATTGTGGAGTACACACCGCAGGCGCCGTTCCATGGCTCGGTGCGCTCTTCGTACTTCATGCCCAGCACTTCCAGGCCTTTGACGTACATCTCAACCCAGTCCTTGCGACTGTTGATGTCGGCGTCCACCATTTCGACAATATCGCTGGCCAACTTTTGCAGCTCGCCCGACGTCATCTCTTCGGCCAAGTTGGCATCAAAATCCATCTCGTCAGCTTCGGGCATCAAATCAATCTCAATGCCATCCAGATTCAACTGCACACCTTCTGGATTTTCAATTTGGATTTCCATGCCCGGACCATCATCCGGCAAAAGACTATCCAAACCCAAAGGTGCCTGACTGATAGATTGCTCGATGCTCATAGTGTGCCTTAATAGTAAACGGTTTTACGGCGGAAGGACTTAACCTCGTCGCGTTCATCGGATTCTAATCTGAGGAAGCCGCCTTGTCTAAACCTCAATAACGCCTGCACGGTCGTGTCAACCAAGTCGTCGTGGGCCGCATTTGGAAACGCAGCCATTTGGTCAATCACCTCGCGCGCCCACCTGGTATCTGGCGCCCAAACTTTCCCCGAGTTAAACATGTCGGAGACCGAATTCAAACGGGCGATTTTGTCGTTTGATTGCTGGCGCGTTCCCCTGGTCGGAGTGTATTCGCTAACTGGTATTCCGGCCGCTCGCATTTCAAAAACAAGCGGGGCACCTGCTGCCTTGGCTTCAATAATACATGCGTCCGGCTGCCAATCCATATAGTGGGCTTTGGCTTTTTCCTTGAGCTCAGGGAACTCCATTCGCTTTTGGAAAGAATCAAGCAAAATAATGTTTGCATCGTTCGGGTCTTCGTTCAGGAAAAAAATACCCCAAGTCGTGCAAGCCGAAAAGTCGGAGCGCTCGTTCTTGGTAAAAGCCGTATCCCAAGACTGGATAATAAATTCGCAGCGCGGCGGATCTTCACGCTCCCAAACTCTCCACCACTCGCGTTTTACGATCGCACCTTCTTCACCGGTGGGCTGCTGTTGGTACTGGGCGTTCCATTTTGCCGGCGCCAGTTCTTCCTTCAGAGCAAGTAACTGGTCCAGTGGCCAAAACTCAGGCCATAAAGAATTCCCGCTCGGCATGATGGCCGGCAATTCCACAACGTCCCACTCGTCCGGCTTTCCGCGCTCAATAGAATCCTGGATCACCCGGCCAATCAAATCCCGCTCAGACCAGCGAGTCGCAATGATGATGATCGCGCCGCCAGGCTGAAGTCGCTGACGAGGACCAGACGTGTACCACTCATACGACTTGTCATACACGCTCGGGTCATGAGCCGCCAGCGCCGCTTCTTGTTCCGTGTGCGGGTCGTCAATGATTACCAGGTCCGCACCTCGGCCGGTCATCGTACCGCCCACACCGATCGCAAAGTATTCCCCGTCTTTATTCGTGCTCCACCGGCCGGCTGCTTTACTATCTTGCCTCAAGGTCACATCCGGAAACACTTCCGCGTATTGCTCACCCATCACCAAGTTACGAACCTTCCGGCCAAAGCCCACAGCCAGTTCCCCGGTGTTGGAAGCCTGCATAACCTTCTTGCCAGGATACTTCCCCAAGAACCAGCTCGGAAACAAGAACGATCCAAATTCGCTTTTTGTATGACGAGGCGGCAAAGAAATGGCCAGGCGTTTTATTTTTCCGCTGGCAATGTCCTCAAACTTCTTGGCCAGAACCGCGTGGTGTCTCCCATGAATAAAGCCCGGCCACATTTTTTGACGTAGGCCATGAACGACTCTTGGCACTTTTCCCTCTCCAAGGCAATCTTGTACTCGCCCACCTGACGCTTGAGCTTCTCCAACTCGTGCGCCGGCAACTTGTCCAATATGCTTTCTTCGATCATTCCAGGTTCCTAAAGTTAATGTACACCGGCCGAATCGTTCGACCCAACCCATCAATCTTCTTAATCACGCCAAGCAATACCAACCGATCCACAATCTTCTTCGTGTTTCCAATCCCCATCTTCCCACGCACATACGCAATATCCCGAAGCGTGGGACTGTACCCATACTTCTTCCACCACTCATCAATCACTAAAAACACCTCTTTTTGGGCCGGGCTCATTTCCATCTCCATGCACTTTATCTCTGTTAGGTCAGACCTCTTCTGCCTGATTGCCCTGTGGATAACTTTTGGTCGGCGACTTATTTGTGTAAGTCGCGGTCTGGCATCCGTATTCATATCACTATGCAACTGTAGTGCTGCGGTACTCATAAAAAATCCTAAATTTTGTGTTTAAAAAAGTAGCACCCCCACCCTATTTTGCCAGAAATGATGACGGGGGGTCTTCGCTATTGCTGGGGGTGGGCCTTAGCGGAGAGGAATCGGAAATTGTAGGGGGCTGTTCGTGTGGGATAGTATGCATAGGGATTAGGGGGTCGCTTTCCCCTGTTGTGGGGGTCGGGTATGGGTGGGTCTCGGCTGGGGCGGGTTTGAGTTCGTCCAGCAGGCTGGCTGCCTCGGTCTCCACGTCGATAGCTTGGGCGTTCGACAGCGCGCGAAGCTCGGCCATGATCTCAGCGCGAGCGTCTTCGCTTGAGGTAATGACCTTCGTCTCTTTGCGCTCGGTGAAGGCCGCGATCTCGGTCACCGTGCCAAGGATCTTGACGGCTTGGAGTCGAGCCGCGTCTTTTGCGTCGGGGTTTGTGGCCACTTCGACAAGGGTTTGGATCACTAAAGCACGCAAAGCCGCAGGGTTTTTTATGTGTTCAGCCTCTTGAGCCCTCTTAATCGCCTCGATCTCCAGCTTTATCCTATCGTCTCGCGCAAGGACATAAGGCGCATGCGTCAGTGTTGCCTTGTTGTTCGTCTTGTAGTGCTTGCGGTAGGCGTCGGCTTTTGTCGAGCCCATTGCTACCTCGCGTGCGAACCCGGCTTGTTTTGCCGTTAATTCTTTTCGGCTGCCGGATAGCAGTGAGGAAATGGGCATAGTGTCGAGCCCTTCCGTGATCTGCTTACGTGTCAGCCTCTTGGGGGTTTTGGTACTGGTGTTCATGGGAATAGTGTAGGGGAACAGCATCAGAGCTGCAAGGCTTCGCCTTTAACTTCCCCGCAAAATAGGTTTGGCCTATCAACCCCGCGATCTGCATAAAAACAATTCATTGGACAGCCGCGCGCCAGACTGTAGAATTTATCGCAGGCAGGTCAGCCGTTGACCTACCAGACAGCAACTAACCGGAGCAACACCATGTCACCACGCTACGCAGTCAGACTCAGCCAAGCCGTCACCGCCCTCGTCGTCGCCTTACGTGATGGCGGAGAGTTTCCAGATCAGGCTTACATCGTGGCCAAGCGCTTCGCTGTGCTGCAGGCGGATCTGGAAAACCGTTACGACCTCGAAGCAAACTAAACCCACCGGAGCAACTGCCATGACATACACCAATCACACCGCAGGCATGACGCTGGCCACCGCCCGCGATATGCTGGCCAGACTGGGCGCTGGCTGGACCGCCGACCAACTGGCACGGGCCCGCGCAGTCGTCAAGCATTGGGACCGCATTCGCAGGAACCAAGCAAAGAAGGGAGCGACAGCATGAGCCACGCCCACCAAATGGCCTATGAGGTCAGCACGCTGGAGGCCTTCCACGAGGGGGCCGACGCCTCTCGGGCGATCAAGGCCGTCGTTGACTCGGGCCGCTTCGCCGTCGTGTACGAGGCCCCGAGCTACTGCCGGAGAACTGACGCCTTATTGCGGAACCCTTACCGCGAGCTTCTGGCCACTTTCGAGACTCGGGCCGAGGCCGACCGCTTCGCTGCCGACCAGTATCCCGACGAGCCAGTCGAGTGCGACTTCTTTGTCTACCCCGCGCTGCCACGCGCCAAGCCCGCGCCCGTCGATATGGGCGCCGACGATATTCCCTTCTAAACCAACCGGAGAACCACCATGAAATTATCAAAAGACCTTAGGCCCAAATTACTGGCCGCCTTTATTGCGGAGATTAAACCCCTCAAGGGCCGCCCGGCTTCGCCAGAGAACAAAGCCACCGGCCGCGCGATTATCGAGCGATATACCGGAGAGCTGCAATTACTGGATCTGGATCTCAGCCAGCAAGCCGCCCGCGATATTTTGGCCAGCGCTTACCGCACGATCTGACAGCGCCAGCGACTGCCTCACGAGCTGGGGCAGTAGCGGGAATTGTCCCGAAACAGGAGAAACAACCATGACGCCTCAAGACTTCCACGCCTTCACGCAATCGATTTTCATTAATCCAAGCCTTCACGTCGGCGAGACCATTAGCGAAAAAGCCGACCGTCTCGGACTGCTACGCGCGCAGATCGCTGCCCTTCAGGATGATGCCGACAAGCTACGCACCGAGCTGGAGGCCGCCGGACTTCCACGCATCGAGGGCAAACTGTACCGCGTGAGCTTCGCACAATGCGCCGGCCGCGCCGTGATCGACTGGGCTGGGATCGCTCAGCGTCTTAACCCTTCGCGCCAGTTGATCCAAGCCCATACGACCGTCAGCAAAGAGAGCACGCGCATGAACGTGACCGCCCGCACCGTTAACCACTGAAAGCCAAAATCATGATCGAAATTGAATACACCAACAAGCCGAGCGTTGTCACGCTGCGCGCTGCTATCCGTAAAGCCGCCAAAGCCGGGAAGACTTGGATCTCGCTGCAATGGGGAGAGAATCGAATCCTAGTGCAGAAAACACAGTGGGGCTGGACTGGTCACGGCTGGATCGGCCGAAATGGGGGGCAGGATCTGGCTGCAGAGCTGGCCATCGCCGAGCGCGCTGGCGTACCCGCTGGCCGCTTAATCGTCAAAAACATCGGAGCACAAGCATGAAATTCCAAGCCGTTAAACAATCAAGCAACATGAAAACCGGGCCGATTCCCGTCACGTATTCTCAGCGCGAGACGTGCCCGCCGAGCTGCCCGCATTACCTTGACGACTGTTATGCAGAGGGCTTTCATACTCGCATGACTTGGGACAAAGTGCCGACCCGTGGCGTCGAGCTGGCCGCGCTGGTGCGCTTCATTGAGGCCATGCCCGAGGGCCAGATCTGGAGGCATAACGTCGCCGGAGACATTAGCGGAGAGGGCGAGGCCGTGGACGCCGTGGAACTTGGCCAGATCGTGGCCGCTAACCGTGGCCGCAAGGGCTTCACGTACACCCACAAGAAAAGCGCCGACGCGATCAAATGGGCGCGCCATGCGACTGAATGGGGCTTCACAATCAATCTGAGCGCCGACGACGTTGGAGAGGCCGACGAGCTGGCCGCCCATGGCTTACCCGTCGTGGCCATTGTGCCGATTGATACCCCGAAGCACACGACCACGCCTCAAGGCCGCCCGGTGCTGGTTTGCCCCGCTCAGACCGTCAATTACATGACGTGCGCAGTTTGCGGACTGTGCCAGAAGGCCGACCGCCGTCAGATCATTGGCTTCCGAGCCCATGGCACGAAGGCAAAAGAAACCGACCGGAAAGCCCGCCGATTGATCCCGATTGTTCAGGAGCAGACAGCATGAAAGGGCTGGATTATCACTTCGACAAAATGCTGGCCGACTATTTGAACGAGCCAGAGGACGCCGAGCCCGAGCCATGCGTTTATTGTGGGCATGACTTGGACGAGCACGACGAGTGCCACAACCCGGACTGCCCCGAAGCATGACAGCGCCAGTGCAAGCCCTTGCCCGAGGGTTTGCGCGGGAATTGTCCCGACAACAGGAGCCAACAACATGAGCCGATTCAATACGCCCGACGAGGTGAAAAAATGGGCGCGCACAGCCGCCGCTGGAAACATAAAGCGCCACCAAGAACACGACCACGATTTAAACCCATATTGCACACCGGGAGCCCGAGCCGACTGGCAGCGAGGTTTTGACAATGCGCCTCCCCGATCCTACGACCACCCAGACCGGAACCAATGGGATACGCATTACCAACGCGGCCGAGCCACCGCCGAATTATTGGAAAGCATGAACACCAACAAGGAGCAGACAGCATGAAACACCCCGAAGCCGCTTACATAAATGCCGGTTTTAAATACGAGCGGGCCAACACGCCGAACCAGTGCGCGGCCGCATCGCAGGCCATTCGCGTGATGCTGGAGGCCGAGACAATCGACGACCGCACCGACGCGCGCCAACTTGTGGAGACTGGCCGACAAGAAGCCAGACAGACAAAATGAACTTCCCCGAAGCCGACAACCCGCTCACTTGCGCCTACTTAATTGGGGCACGCGCGAGAACTCACAACCAAATGCGGGAGGCTTTGGGGTTAACTGCCGCCCTTGAAAAACAATCAACCGATCAACTGAAGGCCGCTTGCAAACTGGCTGCCGAAATACTACTGGAGCGAAACCATGAAATTACTCACCAAATCTAACACCGCATTCATTCACGAACTGATGACCCACTCAGGCCAAGGAGCGCTGATCCAAGCCTTCGTGCTGGAGGCGATCCGCGATTATGCGGAGAAGACGCGCGCCGCTGCCCCGTGGGAGCGTGAAACCTTCATTGCTCAGGCCGCTTGGAAAGAGTGCGCAAATGAGTGCCTTGAAGCTTTGGCCAACCGCTGAGGGGCCGACATGAAATCAACACCGTGGGAGCGCTTCGAGCGCGTCGTTTTTCTGCTTTGCCTGATGGTCGTGGCTTGCGACGTGCTGTGGTGGCGCCCGTGATCTACCGGGTAAAACTGCGACGTAGTGCGGAGGTCGAGCTGTTTATCGAATCCGCATCCCGGTCCGCGTTAATTAAATTAATCCACAAGCTGGCTTTCATCTATGATGATGACACAACCACCACCACGATTGTGTCAATCCATGAAGCCCCAGACGCTGTTCTCGATTCACCTGTTTGAAGATGAAACAGGACTGGTCAAGGTCGTATGCGAGGCCGCTGGCGATGGCGTCAACGCATACGAAATTGGCATCGAGGTGATGGCTAACCTCAAGGTGGCTGCACAGAACTGGCCGGAGCGGCTGGCCGTGCAGCCACTTGAATACTCAACGCAGTGGCAGTGACTTGGCCAAGGCTTGGCTGGACTTGAACAAGCCTACGCTGGCCGCAAAATCATTAAAGTCTTGACCCGCAGTGGGTGGCATGAAATACGGCCACCCTATTTTTTGGCCGTGTTCAAACCGGTCTGACTCAGATCGTTGTCGGCCACCACAAATCCCCCCGGCAAAGATGCTGCGATTTTTTCCATGTTGCCTGCGGAAAAGCATACGTGCAATGTGTACCGCCGCTTCAGCGCTTTCATTGCCGCCCGAATTGACAGGCCAGTGGCATAGCCTTCGCACAGAATGTGTGGGCCTTTGTTGTCCCAGACAAACTCAGCATTGCTGGTGCGCTGGCCGAACAAAAACTTCTTCTTGCCCTCTGGCTCAATGATCTGCACGCCCACCAAGTGTGCGCCAACCCGCATAGGGATAAGCATGAGCAGCACATCATCTTTCACGTAGATGTTGCCCTGCTCGTCCGCGAATCCTTTGGCTGCGAGGTATGGGTGCGTAGCGATCTGGCTTTCCTTGAGCATCCATGCTGCAGTCTTGGCTGCTTCGATCTGCTTGCGCTTGATGTCCTGGTCTGCCTGCTGCGCGATGCGCTTGATCTTTTCCAGGTCAATCTTGGCATCGGCATCGGCCTTCCAGACCACAATCTCGGTCATGGTGGCATGGTTTTGAATGAAGGCATGATCGCCCATGAACTTAACCGCCCCATTTTTATGGGATGGCTTGTCCTCTGTGGCATAGCGACGCCACAGGCCGATGCGCGGCTCGTGATCGATGATGATGCCATGCAGCCTTGCGAATGAGATGAAGTCCATCAGGCCGCCTTCTTTCCTTTGAGGTAACGAATCAACGCCGCCTTGACCGCCTTGTCAAACTCTTTCGAGGGTAGGACAGGCGTATCAGCAAGTCCTCTTGGCCAGACGCCAAACTTGTCTTTGTAGGTGTGGGCTGCGCGGCCTGTGCTCCAGCCTCGGTACTTGACCATGTACTGGCACATTCCATACCACTCTTGCTTGGTGTCCCGACTTGCGCTGGGTGCCAGCTCCTCCATTTCCCCTGCGACTTCTTGCACTTTGTTCTTGCGCTCGCGGACGTGGCCGCAGTTGAGGCAAGTGTCTGACTGGCTTGGCCAAAGGTGGCCGCACATCGGGCACTTGGCTGCCTCCTTCTCCTTGTCGGTCTTTTCCTTCTTGGGCTTCTCGCGAGTGTCGTCGAGTTCGTGAACGCCGTTGTTGTAGACCTCTTCCCAGTCCTCCTGGAAGCGCAGGTAGTTGCCACTGTGGCACAGCCAGACGCCGTACTCTTTGTCTGGGTGGCTGCGCATTACACGACCCATTTGCTGGATGTGTGAAGATAATGACTTGCTGAATGGCCGTGCCGATACACCGATCTTCACGTCAGGAACGTCGAAGCCTTTGGTCAAGATGTCGGTGGCGATCAGGCCGTGGATCTCCGTGTCCGGCCGGGCAAAGTCTTCGATCACGTCTTGCTTGAACGTGCCGTCATCCTTGTAACTGATGCTGACAAAGTTGTAGCCCTCTTCGGCAAACTTCTTGGACAGCTCGGCGCCATGAGCCACGCCAGCGCAAAACACAATGGTCTTGACTGGCTTGCCAAAGATCTCGTGCGTCTTCTTGATCCACTCGGACACAATGTCGCCGGTGATCTGCATCCCGCGCTTCTCAGTCTCCTTGGCAGACCATTCGCCGGCCACCTTCTTGGCGCCGGTCATGTCGATCTCTTTGGCAATGAACACACGCAAGGGTGCCAGCACCTTCTGATCGACAAGCTCCTTGGTGGTGACCGTGCTGACCACGTTCTTGTACGTATCGCCAAGCCCCTTGGTGAATGGCGTAGCCGAGAGACCGATCACTTTGATCTCTGGGTTGTTCTTGATGAACTCAATGGTCTGCGCGCGCTTGGCATGACACTCATCCACGATCATGAGCGACAAGCCGGGAAAGCTGCCGCGCTTTTCGATGGTCTGTGCTGAGCAGATCTGGATGTGCTCGTATGGCCGATACCGCCAGTGGCCGGCCATCAAGACGCCGTGCTCGATCTTGTACTTCTCAAGACGCTGGCTGGTTTGATCGGTGAGAATGATCCGGTCAAGAATCATTGCAGACCGGTTGCCCTTCTTCATGGTGGCTTCAAGCAGAGCGATGGCCATCTCTGTCTTGCCGCCTCCAGTGGGGCTGTAAAGTATTTGAGCCCGGTGCCCATCGGCAAAGCCTTGGCGAAGAGCATCAAGAGTTTTCTCCTGATACTCGCGTAATTTCAGTGACATAGTTTTCTCCTGCCGGCACACATGCCCGCCGGCTTGGGCAATGGTTACAGTATGCGGCCCATGTGATCTTGAGCGATCTTCTTGGCCAACTCTACAGCTCGGTTTGTTTGTCCCAGCTTGAATGCGTAGAACATTTCGGCAATATCCTCGTCAGTATTTGCAAGGTTTACTTGGTTGCCAAGGCTGCGCGACTTTAACTCTTCAATCAAGTCATCGTCGTCAACCTCATCAAGATCAATATCGACCTCAACCCAAGTGTTCACGCTTACTGTGCGGCTCATGATTCGTACTTCTTGAGTTGACGTTGCTGTGCGGCCACTTGTTTCTTGAGCTGCGCGCACTCGTTCTGGAAGCGATCACGACTGCCTTTGAGCGAGACGATCTCGATCTCAGCAATGCGCAGCTTCTCAGTCAGATCGGTGATTAACTCGTTGGCCGACTGCTTCTCTTCGTCAGTGCCTTCCATAGCAGAAACTGCGAGTCGCTGTGTTAACTCTGCATTTTCTTTGGTCAGGGCTTCGATGAGCTCGTCACGCGGATCAAAGGCTGCTTCAGGCTGCTCTGCTTCTGGCTCTGGCTCTGGCTCGGGGTCCTTGGCCTTGACGGGGCGGCCGCTGGCTTTAACCTTGGTCTTTGTCTCGCCGCTTGGCGTCTTGTACTCGATCTTGTCGGGCATCTTGCCGCTTGAGTTACGCAAGTTGGATACGAACGAAACCGACACGCCGCAGTGTTTTGCAATCTCGGTGTTGCTCTTTTGACCCCACTCAAAATCGTCAAGCAATGTCATCACTGCTTTGCGACGATCGGCGTATGACCTGCGCATGCCGTGCTTGGCATTGGCTGCGGTCGAGAAGAAGATCGCATCACGCTTTGTGCCGTTGATGACGTTGCACTGAATGCTGACCTTGCCCGCGCGCTTGTGGCCAAAGTAACGGTGGTAGCCATCAGCCAAGAAGTAATGCGTGCCCGTGAAGAACACAGTAACCGGCGGGAAGACGTCCCCTGCCTCAATGTCGTGCGCGTATTCAGTGACAGTGTCTTCGTTGATCTCAACGCGAGACTGCATTGCCTCGTCCAGCACCAGGGCTGCGATGTTCATTACTTTCATGTGTTTCCTTTGGTCATTGTCCAGCCCAGGTAAAACCAGCGCCAGTAAGTTTGAATGTTGTCGTTGGTGTAGCGTGTGCCACTCCATTCAGGAGCTCCGCGCCCTTTGGCTTCGATCAAAGCCTCGAATTTTTGCCGCGCTTCTTCCATGTCAATCCTTTCGTTTGAAGCTGACGTTCAGCGGTGCCGGCGTGAACTTGTTCTTGTTGCGTGACGCCACTCGCGAACGCGCAAGAGACTTGTCATTGGCCAACAGGCTGGGGCCCGTCTTCCAATTTGTGAACGGGTTGTTGTCCACTTTGGGCTGGGGTGCTTGTGTCATCTTGGTCCTTTCCAAAAATTAAATCCCATCGTTGCTCGTACTGCTGGTCACTGATCGCCTTGGGCCGACGACCAGAACCCTTTCCACCATCGCTCATAAAAAATCTCCAAAAAGATGTTGACGATGTCCAGCATTCTACAGTAAACTACAGCCATGTCAACAGGTAGATGCACTATCTTGTTGGCAGGTAGAAGAGATGAAACAATGCCCTCCGGCGACTTACACAAATAAGTCGCGGCCTGAAAAACAGACCGGCGCTCAGCAAAAAACTTTTATTTCCAAAGGCAAACCATGAACAACTTTAAATTGATCGACGATCAGATTGAGGCATACAAACGATACATTGAGAACACTCAGGGCATGTACCAGCACATGGCACGCATCGACGCCGCCTTGACTCCATTGGAGCCATTCATTAAGCCTACGCTGATGGTGATGTCCAACCAAATCCTGATCCGGGTAAAGGTCGAGCGCATCAAAGACGTTGAGCCTCTGATCGAAAGTTTGGAGGCATCGCTTGGCATCGAGTTCGACAACACGCATGACCAAGCTGAGTACTCATGGCGTGAGTTCAAATGCAAGAAGGCTCCGTGGATTCGCGTCGATGCAGAACTTACAGCCGACGGCCCTGAATGCCGCCGCGTGATCGTCGCATACGAGACCGTGCCAAAGTACGAAATCAAGTGTGGCGAAGACGCTAGCCAGCCTGACGCACCCAAGCCACCAGAAACCGAAACACCTTTTTAAGGAGCAAAGTGATGGACGATTTGCTTGAGCATCTTGCCTTGATCTGCATGGGTGCAATGTTCCTGGCCGCAGTGTTCCTGTGCGCTTGGATGTACCCACCCCTGCATGAGGCAAAGAAGATGGACTGTGCTTGGCCGAGTTCAGCCCGGACATCAGCACCGAGATTAAACAACTGTGCCGCGAGGCGAGGAGCAAGAAATGAAACAAAACGAGCAAGCCGTGAAGGACGTGGCAATGATTGCGGTCAACGCCATAGACAAGATATTGACGTTGGTGGGGGAAAAGCCCGCCGCGTACTTGTGTGAGTTCTATGCTGATCCGGGGCACCCGTTCTTGTCTTTTGAACCCATCGAAAGTGGCACCAACATCCCGTTGTACAAATGGAAAGAGGTGCGCAAATGAGATACGAACAATCCAAACCGCTTGTCGAAGAGTTGATGAGCCTTGCCGTTCTGTTTCATGCAAGCCCGAGCTTGTTGCGCCAGAAGATTGCTGAAGCCATTGACAGGCACATTCCCGATCTTGACCCCGCTTGCATGGAGCGCGGTTGCCCTTGCATTGATACGTTTCCACCAAAGGAGTAAGAAATGAAAGACAAAATCGTGACCCTGCTGTGCATCTTTGTCATACCGTTTGTGGTGTCGGCATCCATCGAGTTCTTGCCCGGTTGGTTGAGCTGGCCGATCTCTATCCTTGGCGGCATGGTGTGGGTTGGCTCTTTGTGTTTGTTGCAGGAGAAGAAGGAATGAAAAATGTGTCTGGTTATTTAACTGATGACGGGACTTTTTTTCAAGAAAAGAAAGCAGCTGAAGCGCACGAAAAATTGCTTGGCATCAGAAAACTGATTGAAGAATTTGTGCGTGACAAGTATGAAAAACCCATCAAATTGCAGATACGTTGCAATCTTGGGAGAAATACAAAATGGAGATGACCAAATGACTGAACGCAAGTGGCCCCAAAACAACTGGCCCTTTCCCGCCCTATCCGTTGAGGAGCAAGCATGACATGGCGTAAACGAACCATCATGGAAATGGCGCGAGAGTCGCATATGGATGTGTACGGCCTTGGCAAAGACCACGACAAGTTTGTTGCGGCGCTGGAGCAGTTTGCCAAGCTGTATGCAAAATACGACGAGCTTTACAAGGGACAAAATGTGATCCACGGCGTAATTGCTGGCGCATTGTTTGACTTTATGGGTTGGCTTACATCACGACCAAAGCGCATCATGTTGTCGTCTGCTGATGAGGCATCACCAGCAGTGGATGCGATAAAGGAATTTGCCAAGATGCGCGGCTTGTCGCTTGATGATGCGCGAGTGCAGGACTGGCAAGACATCACCACCCCACCCGCAGCACAGCCAGCACCTGTGCAGAAGAAAAGGCCAGTTTGCTGGGATGGTGATGATGAATGTCCAAACCGACAAGCCTGCTGTGATGCAGAGGAATGTCTTTACACCACCCCACAACCACAGCGTGAATGGGTTGGGCTGATGCGCGGTGTTCGTGTTGATGGCGACACCGTAGTCATCACGGTCAAAGGCGGAAATGAAGCGGCACGAAAACTATGCGCCGAATTGCTGAAGGAGAAGAACACATGAGCAGAGAAGCAATGAAACAGGCGCTGGAGTGGTTGGATAGAAATTCATGGCCCGACTTTGACAAGTGGGCACAAGAAGGCAAAGAGGTTAGAAACGCCCTGCGCCAAGCCCTTGAGCAAACAGATACCGTAGCCCTGACACAAACAAATGTAGGCATTGGAGAACGGGCTATGGAAGCCTACGAAGCCGCAAAACAGCGTGGATGGTCAGGCGTGTCTGACGAGCGTCTGATGAAGATGCCTGATGAGCCTGTGGCGTGGGAATCGTTGGCTTGGGAATTGTGTGCAGATGAATGTGGCGAGGAAGCCTGCACAGAACTCGTTTGGGAAGGCGGGCCAATTCCAGAGCCTTGGGGTGATCGTTGGATGAAGTACGAAGGTGAAGCAAAACGCCTAATTGCATTGGTGCAAAAACACACCAGCCCCCAGCCAGCCGCTTGGGTTGGCTTGACCGAGGATGAAATTCACGCAATTTACGATCGTATTGCCAGGCAGGAGCCTTACAGCATGGCTGTGACGCGCCGCAGTATTGGACGCGCCATCGAGCAAGCGTTGAGGGAGAAGAACACATGAGCAACTTTCACGCACGAGTCAGCGAGGTTACGATTGAGATGGACGGATTACATATAACAACTGTGTCAGCGCCAGATACAAAAGAAGCTGCACCAGACGAAGCGCAGATTAACGACTTTCATATGAGCCTGTTTACAGCAGCGGAATGGATTGAGCTTTCGGGCTTGATTGAGACTGCAATTCGGAAGGTAACAAAATGAACACACCATGGAAACTTGAGGGATTTGTTTCAGAAGCCGGGAATCTTGTGCAACATATCATTCCCACCGATGACCTGTACGAGCATGAGTTGATGCCAACCTGTTGGTGTAAGCCGGCCATTGACGAGGCGGAGTTTATTGCCGTCCACAACAGCGCAGACCAACGTGAAGCGTTTGAGCGCGGGGGAAGGAAGCCATCATGACCTGCCCTGACTGCGAACGCTACAAGATCAGTGCCTCCATGTGGCGCAACACGGCCTACGAAAACGCTGGCGTCCCACTTCCTTGGGATATTGAGGAGCTGCTTGAGAAAGCTATCCGGTCCGAGCGTGAGTTAATTGCCCAGTCGATGGACAAACAAGCAGACCTTGCCGCTGATGAAATTGATAGGCAGTGGGCACATGGTGAGTTTTATAGGGGACAAGCATGACTAAAGACGAAGCATTGAAGCTGGCGCTGGAGGCGTTGGAATCCTATGAAAGATTTGTGGATGATGCTCATATCATTGAAGGTCAATGGCATTGGCTTGAAGGCACGAAAGAAGCCATCGCCGCCCTACGCCAAGCCCTTGAGCAGCAGCCAGCCGGGGAGCCTGTGGCGTACATGGTGAAAGCCTTTGGCGCAGTTCAAAAGATCGTTGTCCGAGCCGATGTTGCGGATGAAATCGAGTGCGAGCTTGAACGTGGTTTTGGTAGCGAAGCTAATGTGCAGACACTTCCCCTCTACACCCGCCCCCAGCCAGCCGCTTGGGTTGGGCTGACTCAGCAAGACATCGACATCGCTTTTGATGACACGCAAGAGGGCGGTGGTTTTAACGAGTTCGCTTACGCCATCGAAGCCAAGCTGCGCGAGAAGAACGGAGGGAATTGAGATGTCAAAAGTAATTGTTGATGGGGTTGAGTGGCAAGAGTTTCTTGTGGAGTTTCAGACCCAAGAGGGAACCTTTGATTTCAAGCTGTTCGCCGTGGACTGGGCGCACGCGATGGATCGGCTGGAGGAGCTGAAGGCAACCGCAAAAGTTATCGGCGACAACTGCTCAGATGTGCCAGCCGATGAGCCGGTGGCGTTTGAGCAGTGGCTTGCAAACCAACATGGCGACCCAGAAGAAATTGGCTTCTCGCAAGCATTGCGGGTTGCGTACATTTCTGGGCAGGACAGCATAACCCGCCCCCAGCCAGCCGCTTGGGTTGGGCTGACTGATGAGGAGATACAAGAAATTGCGTTGGAATTGCCAATGGATGCTGTGCGTATAGCAGAAGCCAAACTCAAGGAGAAGAACACATGAGTGAATACACATACAGAACATATGACACGGCGCGGTTTCATGTACCCGAAGGTATGTACTCAATTGCAGAACTTGAAGCCCTGCTTGCCGAAATGAAAGAGGCAAAGAAGCACCAAGACGAACACTTGCAAGCGGCAATGCAACCACTAAAGGAGAACACATGAGCATGCCGTACAACGACGACACCAGAGAAAGCTACGTCCAGCGCATGAAAGACGGATACCTGCACAGCGCACGTGTTCAACATAAGCTGGGAAACGACAGGTCAATGTGGCTGGCGCTGCTGTACTACGCCATGTCCGCAGATTTGTATGGCGAGCATTGGGATGATTTACAAAGGAGATTTGCATGAACACAAGTGACGTTACCCGGATTGTTCAGCAAGCGGGTCTGCATCTGGCGACAGACGTGAACTGGATGCCCATCATTGGACTTGAGTACGCCGAGAAGTTGATTCAACTGGCCCAAGCCGCAGAGCGCGAGGCGTGTGCGAAGGCTTTTGAAGCTGAGGCAGAAACTTGGGAAGCATGGCCGCAAGCAGGTGCGGCAAAGCGCAAAGGAGCCGCCGCCATCAGATCAAGGGGACAAGCATGAACACAAGTGATATTGAATATATGTGGAAGGTTGCCACCAATGACCCAAACCACGACACCAACTGGTATGACCCTGTGGTAGTGGCGTTTGCCAAACTGGTTGCTAACCACACAATGGCGAACATCGACCCGAGTAGTTTCATGTCATACCAAGAGGGCTATGCGGCTGGAATCGAGATTGCAAATAAACGGCATTGCGAAGCCCTTCGGGCATTGCATGACACTATATCGCTTCAAGCAAAACCCAATACTCTGAAACCAAGGAACAAACCATGAGCGCAGAAAATAAAGTAAGAAGTCTGGCAAGCAGAGCCATTCGGCTGTGCGCCGAAGACGGAAGATTGGGCAGTTTTGAGCAACACGAAAAAACGATCGTAGACAACATGGACTTTCTATATTGGCTGGTTTGGTTGGCCGAACTGGATGAGCGCGAGGCGTGTGCAAAGTTGTGCCTTGAAACCGAGCCGTTTTACGGAAAGATGTTTGCTGACGCCATCCGCGCAAGGGGGCAAGCATGAACACCGAAGACGAGGCTTACGCTGCTTTGGGTGCTCGATATGCCAAAGCGTTGAACGAATCAATGAAAAAACAATGGAAGACACCTGCAAAAAGATCGAAGGCTTTAACGAGCTGACCGAACTGGAGCAAGAGTTTGTTAAGCAAATGGCGCTTGCAAATGTTGGCGCACATTTTGGTGGCTTTAATAAGGAGAAACCATGACCCCTTTGGTTTGCAAGGCTGTTAAGTTTGCGCCCGAGCCAGAAACCGCGCTGTGGTTTGATGTTGGTCAGATGGAGGCCACGCAAGCCACAAAGGTGCCTGCCGAGTTCTTAATGCACTTGCCATCAAAGCGCACCGGCATTGCTGGCCTCGACACCGGCGGCAAAGACTTTGCAATGTGGCTTTTGCAGGGCGATGGATCAGTCACTGTTGGCGGGTGTTCAATGTGGCACGGCGGGAAATACTTTCCACCATTCGCATACATGCTTGACGGTGACGGTTTCAAGATTTACCGCAAGGGTGAAGAGATCACCTTGGAAGACATCAAGCCAGTGCATCGCATGGTGCTTGCTGTAGTGACCAAGCTGGCTATACAAGCCGAAGGCTACAGGCCCACGCCAAAGCGCACATTCATCAATCAAAAAAGGCAATTAAAAGGCAAATCAGCCCTGACGTTTGATTGGCACACTGTAGTGGTAGAGCCTCCGAAGCAAAAGAACGATCCGCAAGGTGGCACACATGCAACACCACGCAGACACCAAGTTCGTGGCCATTGGCGCACATACAAATCAGGCAAGCGTGGCTGGGTGAAAGAATGTTGGAAGGGCGACGCAAGCAAGGGCGCTGTTTTTAAAGACTATCAACTCAAGGAGAAACCATGAACACCGAAGACGACGAGTTCAACCGCATCGAGCGCGAAGCCAAGGCCCGGATGATGGCTGTGACATATGCAAGGCAACGGGCGCTGCAAAGGCTGCATGATGAAAATGTACGGCTTGGTTTGTACGAAGGTGTATATACCAGCCCCATCCCACTAATCACAGACGAAGAATGGGCGGCACTTAACAAGGAACAAGAATGAAAAAAGCCAAATGGGTTGTCCACACCAAGGGCGGATACACCACCAGCTCTTATGAGGTCTGCGTTATTCGTGATGACAACACGCACGGCAAAGCGTCATACGGGTGGATTGGTAAAGACAAAATCCACATCGGCTGTGACGGCGGCCCATGCAACTACCGAATTCAAAAGAAGATGATCTGGGACGGGTTGGTTGAGCTGGCCCACAAGGTGGCAGACCAATTGAACGCGGAGGAGGCTGCGTGAGAAACAGCAGGCATCAAGCCATAAGAGACCTACTCCTTGCCGCAGAAGACGGACTGACCACCAAGCAACTGGCCGAAAAACTGAACAGCAACGTCACATCAACCAACTTAACTTTGCGCAACGTGTGGGGTGTTTACATCGACCGCTGGGTAAAGCCAAAGGGCCAGAGAGGCCAGTACGCAGCCGTATACATGTGCGTACCAGTACCAGAGAACACACCACGACCAACGAGCAACAAATGACAGCAACTAAATTCGCAACAAACTACAACCCCTTCACCGGGGAGTCCAGTATCAAGATCGTTCCAATCCCAAACATCGGATTCAAAACCAAGGGAAAAACAATCTACGACGAACACTTTGAGAAGCTGCTTGACTTTAAGCAAGCCATGGAGATACCAGAAGATCAGTTCCAGGCCGTGCGCAAGGCCCTGGGCCGCTTCTTGGTCTACCGTGGCATCAAAGATAAGTGCTCCATCCGGCAAATGAAACACGCCCGCACCAAGACCTACGCCCTGTGGATGACCAATCAACCAACGAAATCAAGGAGCAAGCCATGATTAAAGTTTACGCAACCAAAGTCGAAGCAGTGGACGAGGACGATACCGTGTTGTTCACGCTTCAGACGCAAGACGCAAACTGCTGCGTGATGACCCTCGCGTGCAGCCTGATACTGAGTAAAGAGAACTTGAAAGAGACACTGGAAGCAGTTCGTGAAGGGGTGAATATGCTTAACCTGGAGGACTGAAATCATGATTTACGTTAAGCCATCACCAGAAGAGCAAGCAAGGCGCTCGGCAAAAAGCGTTGCCACACGCAAAGCAAACAAAGCAGCACACGAGGCGGCCATTCGAGACGCATACGAGCGCCATTACTTGCTAAAAACCAGATTGAAGCGCTGGAAAAAAGCTTAAAGCCGTTCAAGAAATTGAATCCATGAGTGAGTTGTCGAACAAAATAACCAGCAAGTCGCTCGTTTCAGAAGAGTCAATCTTAAACGCCGCTAAGCCGTGGCAAAAATTTACTGGCGTTTACTTCCTCATATCAAACAACAAAATTATTTACGTCGGGCAATCAGTAAACATCTACTCCAGAATAAGCTCCCACACACACAAGAACTTTGACAGCTTTACCGTACTGCCATGCCCAAAGGAGCACCTCGACGTACTGGAATCGCTTTACATCCACATGTTTAATCCACCCCTTAACGGGCACGAGAAGAACAACTGCGCACCGCTAAACCTAGAAAAGATATTGAAGCTTGCGGTTAATTCTTAAAACAGACCCGTCCACTGAGGCGGGTTTTTTATTTCCGTTTCAGCAAAAATTTTTGGCGCAGCGGCCCCCAAGGGTGATAGCCACGGCTGTTCACTCCCTGCCCAGAGGGCACACACAGTGCTCTCCTAGCAAACCCATAAGGCAGCGATTCGTCGATAGGGCGTTTGTCTTCACCGCTTGCCGCTCTATCTTCCCCAGTCCCTCGCTGACAGGCTGGACGGCTTTTAATCTGGGGGTGTACCAGGGCCGGTGTTTTCTTCCTCGCGGCCCATGCAGGCCCAGTGCTAACGTGAGGAGAACGGCTGGGATGGTGAGAGAAAAATACTTGATGATGGTGACCGGGATTGATTCCGGCTGTCCGGCCACGGTTCCGTCCGTGATTCGACCCGTAGGCACATTCGGGCAAGACTTTTGGGGTTTGCGTGTCCTTCCACGCCGCACCATCATCAAGTATTTTGAAAACAAAAAAGCCGTTAAGTCTGACCCCGGTGAGAGAATCAAAGTTTGTGACTTTGACTACCCCATACGGGGTCGGGATCAGGCTTAACGGCTCATTCGCATTGGCTCTCACACCTAGCTGGGCGGATTATAACCACAAATTTCCGGGTCGTGTCAACACATTTCAACACGTATCAATTTGAAAAACGACATGATGTCGCTTTTGGCTCCCCGACCTGGGCTCGAACCAGGGACCTACGGATTAACAGTCCGGCGCTCTACCGACTGAGCTATCAGGGAATGTTTGGTGGGACATCCAGGTAACGATCCTGGCCAGCGCATCGGCATCGGTTTTACAGACCGCTTTGCGTCCTTAGCAAAATACTGCCCCCTTGTGCGAGGGGATCAATATCGGGAATTGGTCAGTGTGACAGGGATCGAACCTGCGACCTCATGCTCCCAAAGCACGCGCTCTACCAACTGAGCTACACACTGCTTAGTCGGTCGGGGGTTAAGGGCTTGGGATTTCATGATGCGCGGATTGTAAACCCAAAAATCAGGGTTGTAAACTTAACAGGCTGTTGGTGGCCCACATAAAGCAGTGTTCTTTTCATTCAGAATTCTGCTACGGCGCTAACCCGTAACACCACCAACACGGCTGAGGACTGGCACGATTCGCATTAAATCGTTTTTGGCTCTGTACGACCATGCCACCAATCCCCATGCGTCTTGGTGAAAAAAGTGGCCCCAGTTACGGAGCCACTAAAGTTCCCTCGGAGAACCAACCATGAAACACGGCCCCATTCTAGCCATATCTTTTCAGCAGCTCAAGCGCATCTTCCGGACTGAGCACGATATGCAAGTTGGTTCCAGGCCACGCATCATGGAACTTCTGCTCCGCCGGCGACAGCTCGCGCGCTGACGGAGGCTTACGGCCATCCTTCACCTCCAGCAGCAGCGTGTGCCCTCTGTACCACACCAATAAATCGAACGTACCGCCGTCATTGATCTGCTTGACAAAGGCGCCGCACGCACGCAGCGCACTCATTACCTGATCCTCATTCGCGTCTCGTCGTGCTGCAACTCGCATAAGGGTTTGTCCTTAGAAAATAATTTGCAAAACATATTCTATCGGGTGTTGACGAAGCTGACATATCAGGTAGAATCGAGCCTCACCTAACACATAGGAGTAACCATGAAACAAGTCATCCAAGAAGAGGGTGCACGTCCAATCAAGATCTGGACAGACGAAGTGGAAGCATCCGCACTGACCCAGCTAAAGAACCTTTCACGCCTACCTTTCATCAACAGCAATGGCGTGGCCTGCATGCCTGATGTACACGCTGGCATCGGATCGACCGTGGGCACCGTCATTGCCACCGAGAAGGCCGTCATCCCTGCCGCGGTAGGGGTGGACATTGGCTGCGGCATGAACGCTGTGCGCCTGTCACTCAAGGCGTCCGACCTGCCAGACAACCTAAAGCCTCTGCGCGACGAGATCGAGAAGCGCGTGCCCCTGGGTGTTGGTGGCGCGCATGATGACAGCACCGACATTGGTGAGGTGAACGGCTTGCTGTACAAGACAGTTATTCACCCGCTGTACAACGGCGACTACGACAAGTTTCATGCGAAGGCCGCAAGCCAGATGGGATCGCTCGGGTCTGGCAATCACTTCATTGAGATCTGCATTGACGAGAACCAGGACGTATGGATCATGCTGCACTCGGGCTCACGCGGTATCGGCAACATGATTGGGACGCACTACATCGCCAAGGCCAAGCGCCAGATGGAGCAGTTCTTCATCACGCTGCCTGACGACAACCTCGCGTACTTTCCAGAGGACGCCGAAGACTTCGACGACTACATGGCAGCAGTGGGCTGGGCGCAGAACTATGCGCTTGAGAACCGCCGCCGCATGATGATCCAAGTCATCGAGGCCATGCGCAAAGAAGTGCCAATCGAGTTCACCATCACACAGGAAGCAATCAACTGCCACCACAACTATGTTGAAAAAGAACATCACTTTGGACGAAACATGTGGGTTACTCGAAAGGGTGCGATCCGTGCGCGTGAAGGTGACCTCGGAATCATCCCAGGAAGTATGGGTCAACGCAGTTACATTGTTCGGGGAAAAGGTGACCTTCAATCCTACTGTTCGTGCTCCCATGGAGCTGGACGTGTTATGTCGCGTGCCGAAGCTAAACGTCGTTTTACTCTCACCGACCTTATCGCCCAAACCGAAGGCGTAGAGTGCCGCAAAGACGAAGGCGTCATCGACGAAATCCCAGCGTCCTACAAAGACATCGACCAAGTGATGGCCAACCAAACAGATCTCGTAGAAGTGATGCACACCCTCAAACAAGTCCTTTGCATCAAAGGCAATTAAAAGGAACCACCATGGAAACACAAGCAGATGAGAAATTCACGAAAGAAGAAGTGAAAACAGCCAAGCACGACATCACGAGAGCCAGGATCTTGGCTGCGCAGGTGGCTGAATTGTTGTATGCACAAGAGGAAAGCGCCCAGCAAAAGATTATTGCCGCCGGCATTGTGTTTTCAGCCATGTGCGCCCTGCATAAAATTGATTTCAAAGATGCAGTTGGCCTTATGTCTGGATGCTACGAGTTGGCGGATGAATTCTTTGAAGTATCGGGGCCAATCCAATGAAACTGACCAACAACCTTGGACTACCCGACACCTTTGTCAACGCGATCTCGCGTCCCACCTACACCAAGGGTGACGCACAGATCAGCGCGACAGAGATACTAAACAGCCCACGCATCGTGCAGCTCAAGCGCAAGCACTGGGACGAGCTGGAAGAAGACGCAGCAGACATGGTCTGGTCCCTCTTTGGATCGGCCGTTCACGAAGTATTGCAGCACGGCAAGGATGACCACCACATCGTGGAGGAGCGCATCCATACCGAGTACATGGGCTGGAAGATCAGTGGCGCGATTGACTTGCAGGAAGTCTATGAAGACGGCATCGTCATCAGCGACTACAAGGTCACGAGTGCCTGGGCTGTGATGAACGAGAAGTCGGATTGGCACTACCAGCTCAACATGTACGGCTGGCTTATCGAGCGCGTCAAGAAGCAAAAGGTCAAAGCCCTGCAGATCGTGGCCATCATCCGCGATTGGTCCCGCCGTGATGCAGCCACACGCGATGGTTACCCCAAGGCTCCAGTAACAGTGATTGATATACCGCTGTGGTCATACGCCGATCGTGACATCTATGTGGCCAAGCGTTTGACTTTGCACAACGACGCATTCTTTGCCTCTCACACAGGCCAGGGAATGCCAGAGTGCTCAGCAGAAGAGATGTGGGAAAAGCCCACGATGTATGCGGTGATGAAGGAAGGCGGCAAGCGAGCCAAGAGCGTTCACACCAACAAGGCAGAGGCCGAAGTGGCACTGCCTTCAACCGGGTACTTCATCGAAGTGCGAGAGGGTGACAGGACTCGTTGCTCTGGCTTTTGTCAGGTCAACCAGAACTGTGACCAATACCAAAAATACCTTTCAACTAAGGAAACACCATGAGCGGTTATTCAGACATAGAAATGAAAATAATCCAATGGGCGGAAGCTCGCAAGATTATTCCCAACAGCACGCCATCAACTCAACTTCTCAAAGCCATGAGCGAGCTGGGTGAATTGGCAGACGCCACCATCAAAGATGACCTGGAGAACATCAAGGATGGTGTTGGCGACGTAATGGTCTGCCTCATCAACTACTGCGCCTTACAAGACATCAATCTTGTGAGCTGCATGGAATCAGCCTACCGCGAAATCCAAGATCGCAAAGGCACTCTTTTAACCAACGGCGTATTCGTCAAGGAGTAAGCGTGAAACACCTTGCCCTTCTCACGCTGCTGGTATTTGTCGGCTACTTTGGCTGGTTCTACTTGCCAGAAGAGGCCAAGGTTTCAGCTCGCAAGTTCCGAGGCACTCACCTATTCAAAGTTCTTGCGCTGATCGTTTTGGTTTGGATCATCTTCATGACCCAGGCTACCTTTGGCTCAGGAAAAATCTTTTAAGGAATCATCATGAAAAACTTTTTACCATCATGGCCGCTATGTGGCTGACCGCTTGTTCGCAGATCGACACAGGCAACATCGGCGTGGAATCAACCCTTGGCCAAGTCAAGCACGAGACCATGCCGCCCGGTGTGTACTTCACCATGTTCAAGCGCGTGACCGAAGTGTCTGCGAAAGAGCTTCGCCTGTCGTTTGACGACATGAAGCCCCAGACCAGCGACAAGATCACACTGGCCGACATGGACGTGGACATCTACATCCAGATCGACCCAAGCAAGGCTGCTGACATCATGACTCGCTGGCCTGGCGATGTGATGCACGTGAGCGGAGAAGATGGCAACCGCATCGGCATGAACTACGTCACCCGTCAGGCCCGTGAGAACATCTACAACACGGTCACCAAGTACGGCTCTGCCACGGTTCACACTGAGCGCACTTCGATCGCCGCAGACATCGTGAAAAACTTGCAAAAAGATCTTGATGATTCGGCAGGCAAAGGCTGGTTTTTCGTGCGCTCTGCCAACGTGCGTAACTTGGTCACAGACCCCGCACTTGAGAAGGCAATCATGGAAGCCGCCAACCGACAATTCCAAATCAACGCCAAGCAAAAAGAAGTCGAACTTGCAAAGGCTGAAGCAGATCGCATGCGAGTTGAAGCGCAGGGTGTCGCCGATGCCGTTCGCATTAAAGCCTCTGCCGTGTCAGCACAAGGCGGCCAGCAGTACATCGACCTCAAGGCAGTCGAGAAGTGGGATGGCCATTTGCCAACCACCATGTCAGGCAATGCCACCCCATTTATCCATTTGAAATAAGGAGCAAATCATGTTCATCTCAAGCAAAGAAAAACTCAGCCTCACCCTTCGCGTAACTGTTCTGGAGGGCCGCGTTGAGCAACTGGTCCGCAGCCTGAATGCGCTGCATGACGCCAATACCATGGCGTCTGATCCAGCAGGACTGAAGCTACGCAAGCCACGGAAGAAGTACACCACGGAGCAGCAACGCGCCAAGCGCCGCGCCTATGCGAAGAAGTACTACGACAAGAAAAGAGCAGCACAAGCTGCAGCAGCAATCACTCAAACCGCCAACTAAGGAACAACCATGGCTCAACGTATCTACCTCGTCACAAACAAAACTACCGGCGCATCCCGTCTAATCAAGGCGGCCGTCGTCTCCCAGGCTATTGCTCACGCAGCCAAGCAGGATTTTGAGGCGCACGTCGCAACTCAAGACGAGCTGGTGGACGGCTTAAATGCAGGCGTCAAGATTGAGAATTCTTCAATCACCGCAGCAAACCAAATGGAGCTCGTATGAAAGATGACTCATCCGGCTTGATTGCCATAGCGCTCATCGCGTGGGTGGCCCTGTCATGGCTCACGCACATCGTGGTCTGCATTCAGCAGGCCAAGTACATGCTGTTGCTGGTTGGCGCATTTGTATTTCCAGTGGGGTGCATCCATGGCACAGGCGTTTGGTTTGGCGCATTTTAAAAGGCTACTTATGAGACTCAAAGAACACTTCATGGATTTTGAAATCAACCCCATCAGTGCGGACCCATTGCATGGTCCAATCACGCCGGAGTTGATCGACTTCCTTCAACGACGCAACGAGGAAAAGCTGCGCGCATCCATTGAATATTTGGGTGACAAGTGGCTTCTTCATCCCGATAACAAAGCTCAACGCAAAGGTCTCCAATGAAAGAAATATCCGCAGCTCTGGTCCGTGCTCAAAGAGAGTTCGGCCCAGCGCTCAAGACGTCAACCAACCCGCACTTCCGTAACCGGTATGCGGCACTGGATGCGTGTATCGAGGCAGTCATTGACGCCCTCAATACAAACGGCATCATGCTCATGCAGCATACCCATCCCTGCGAAGACGGCGTGATCGTGGAGACCATCTTCATCCACGAATCCGGCGAGCAGATCAGTGGCGGCAAGCTGCACGTTCCAGCCTCCAAGCACGATGCCCAGGGCTACGGCAGCGCATTGACCTATGCGCGCCGCTATAGCCTCCAGGCAGCCTGCGGTATCGCTCCTGAAGACGATGATGGCCAAGCGGCATCCAAGCCCCGCGCTGAGCCTGCAAAGCCTGCAGCGAAGCCTGCCGCCCCCGCCAAGGCGCCGGCCGCACCCAGGGTCATTGAAGGCAAAGAAGGCCCATGGTCGCTCACGGTTTCAATGACACCAGAAGGTAGCTTTGAGGACTGGACTGCGTTGGTGCAAGACGTTACACAGCTTGCGCTTGAGAACGTCGGCAGCGAAGCAGATGTGATGGCCATCTTCCGCAACAACAAGAACATCTTTGACAAGGTCAAGGAAAGCGCCTCGGCTTACGAGGAGATTCTGGCTCTGTTTACCAAGGCCAAAAACAAATTCAAGAAGGACGAAGAATGAACAACATCACAGTAGCCGGTTCGCTCGGCAAAGATTGCGAGCTGAAGCAGCTTAACAACGGCGACACCATTGCCAACTTTTCAATTGCCGATTCCATGGGCAAGGACAAGGGAACTATCTGGTGGAACTGCTCGCTGTACGGCAAGCGCGCTGAATCTCTGTCGCAGTACCTGACCAAAGGCCAGGCTGTTACCGTATCTGGCTCCGTGTCTGAGCGCGAGTGGACCGACAAAGAAGGCAACAAGCGCAAGTCCATGGATGTGCGCGTGAACGACATCGCACTGCAAGGCGGACGTCGGGAATCTTCTGAGCCTCAGTTTGAGCGCCGCAGCCCCAAGCCGCAGCAAGATGCTTTTGACGATTCAGATATACCCTTCTGAAAATGACCATTCCCACGCTACAGTTTGAGGGTGTGAAGATAGCCATGAAGCAGGACAAGACTGGCTATATTCTGACTCTTAACGTACACCCCGACGAAGTGCCCGAGGCGCTGCTTCGTGACTTTGTTGGGGCAAGGTATCAGGTGGTTATGGTGAGATTGAACGGCGAAGAAAGACCCATTAACAGAGACGCAGAGTATTCCCGCGACGCAGTGCGCGCAGCAGGAATCCTTTGTCGAGATCCTCAGTTTGCTCAATACCTGCTCGACCTCGGGCAGATCTTTGAACTGACTGAATCCGCTGTCATCGCGTGGCTCAAGGAAGAGCTGGACATCCAGTCGCGCGCTGAGCTTAAAGAAAACCAACAGGCTGTCAAGAAACTGCAGTTTGTACAACAGGAATACAGATCATGGAAAGCAAACGCTTAATCCCTTACTCGGTGCATTTGCCGGAGGAGATTTACAAGAAGCTCAAAGCTGCGGCCGGCGAGCGCAAGGCATCAGCCTGGTGCGTGACGCCATCACCATCATCATCGAAGGTGACGATGAGTTCAACGGCGGCTACAACAAGGCCGTGCGAGACATCATCGGCACGCTTAATGATGACCAGTGGTGTACCGTTATCGGAGTTGGCGGCCAGAGCTTGGCAAACTATTTGGAAGGCCAACTGCGCCCAATGCTTGTTCCTCAGAATGTGAAGGGGAAATCCAATGGCAAGACCAAAAAAGCCTGAAGGGATTGAGGAGCTGGTGGCGAAAGACAAGCAGCCATCAATCCAAGAGATCACGATGCTGGACTGGTACGCAGCCTTTGCCCTCATGGGCATTGGCAACGAAGCATCCAACACGGCGGCAGTCAGTATGGCCTTTGACCGGGCCGAGCTAATGATGGCGGAGCGGGCTCACCGCATTTGATATGCAGAGTAAAAACAAAAAAGCTCCAACGTCGTCAGAGCGTTTGCACATCGCACGGATCAAAGCAATGGACTGTGTGGTGTGCGAAGCCTCCGGGCCCAGCGAGTGCCATGAGATCAATCAAGGCCAGTGGTTCACCTCAATGCCACTGTGCCCTGATTGCCATCGTGGCAGCCTCAACGGAATCCACGGGCAAAAGCGCATGTGGTCCGTCAAAAAGATGGATGAACTGGCAGCCTTAAACAGGACCATTGAAATCCTGCTCAATGAAAATTGCATACTTTAGGGACACGGCGACTTACACAAATAAGTCGCCGGCTTCCTTTAGTTTACATTTTTGCAAGTTTGCGCATCTCTGAGATCGGAATCGACTTCATCATGTCGCCTTCCATTTTGCGCAAATCTTTGATTGCATCTTCCTTTTGGTTGCCTGTGAAGACGCCCTTGGGTGCATTGCTGATCTGCGCGATGGTATTGCGAATGCTGGACAGTTCACGAGTAATGCTGTCCACGTCTTTCACCAAGCCCAAACGCATCATGTTCTTCTCGTCTTTGAGGAAGTCTGCAACGCCTTCAGGGCTGCGCTTCTCAATGTCCTTGAAGGTAGCGTTTGCCTTCTCGACCACGTCACGCAGCTCGTAGAAGTCATTCTTCAAACGAGACTCGTTGGCGCGCGTAACGAATCCACTGGTGCCCGGCAAGCCAGCCATGGCATCACGGAACGACAAGCTTGGGCGCTCCACGTTTGGATCGCTGTGCAGCATGAAGTTGGAGGCGTACATCGTCAGGCCACCTAAAGATCCAAACATCCCACGGATAACGTGATCCATCATGATTGGTGAAATGCCAAGTCCGCCGCCAATAGTTTTGGACAACTCCGAAGTGTTGTCGTTGAACTGGCGCTCTGCTTCCTTCTTCTGCTCGAACGGCCCAATGATTGGACGGCCTTGGAAGAAGTCGTGATTGATTGTGACTTCGACAAGAGGCTTGATCGCTTGTGGAATTGGCTGAGGACTGAGCACTGAGTTGGCCAAGTTCTCGCCCATTGACTTGCGGAACTTTGCGCCATCAGACAAACCCTTGTCGGTAATCAGGTGATACAAATGCTCAGCCACAATCTTTGGGAACAAGAAGAAATCAGGGCGCAAAGGAATGCGAAGAACGGTGCCGGGCACATGCAGAGTGCGGTCACGCACAGCGACAGGCGTCTTCTCGTACTCGTCATCACCACCGTTGGCCATTGAGTACAGCATGGACAAGGCCATCACTGCGGTCGATGTGTAAGCCAGTGTTTTCAGCGCCTCGCCACGTGCTTGCGGAGAGATGCCTGTGCCACTCAAGGTCTTCATGGCCACACGCTGTACGCTCATGTAGGCGTAGAAGAACGGCACAGTCTGGCCAAGCACGTTGACAGTCTTGTTCGTGCCGCGACGACGGAAGTTGATGATCTCAAACGCCTTCTCGATTGCCTCGGACTTGGACAAGCCTTGAGCCATAGAGGCTTCGTACACAGCCTGACGCACTGCGTTATCAGCAGCCATGGCGATGTGGCTCAAGCCTTCCATGACCTTGCCCTTCAGATCCTTTGGCGCCTTCAGGCCGGCAGCAATCTCAACGTCTTGGCGAGCAATCGTTGCATTGAAGTCACGCACACCAGTGGCGCCGTACTGCCTCAACAAGTTGTGAGTGGCGCTTGTCTTGTTCATTGTCATCACGAACTCTTTGACGGCGCGCACGGGAATGCTCAGGGCGTAAGGCGCTTTCAAGCCGGACGTGAACATCGCAGAGTAGGCGTCAGACGGAACCTGAGCCAACGAGAACAATGGGTTCAACACCACAGTCTTGCGCAACAAGTCAGCCATGAACGAGAAGAACTTGATGTTGGGCATGGCAACGTTGCTGATGGCGGTGAACGCATCCATGTACAACGGGTCGGCCACTTCGTACAACTCTTGCACGCCATCACGGAAGACGCGAACAATGTTCTTGTCCTTGTCCATCTCTTCAACCTTCTTGGCCATCTTCTCGTCGCCGACATTGATCTCGGTGGCAAGGTCAACCATTTGCATCGCCTTGTGGTTACGCACGGAGCGGTTGATGGCGTACTGTGTCCAGCGCACCATGTTGTCAAACACATCGTTGACGGCAGAGTTGGAGCCCTTGAGCTTGTACTCTTTGGCCTTGACCTCCAAGCCCTTAATGAACTCCTGCGGGCCTTGGCCTTCGGCAAGTTGATCTTCGCGGTAGAAGGGAACGTAGTCGATGTTGTTGAGCATTGCTTCGGCCGTCTCCATGTTCCACAGGCCGCCATCCACCATGGCTTTGACCGCGTTGGTGCGGATGCCCTGCCATGTGTCGCTGATCTTCTCCAGCTCAGGCATCAATGAGCCCAAGCTCATGCCGGGCTTAATCATGGCGCGCTGCTCGTCAGAGATGTAGACCTCGGCCGCTTCCAGCTTTTTAATGTCAGAGCGCAAGCCTTTGACGATCGACTCGCGCTGAGAAGGCGTCAGCTTGGAGTTGTTCTGCTCCTTCTTGATGCGGTCCTCAAGCTGAGAAATTTCAGCGTCGCGCATTGTTTGCTTTTGCTCCAGCGATTTGAACCGCTTGGCCACGAAGTACGTATGCGCGATGCGTTCAGCGTCTTCTTTGCTCAGGTTGTACTTTGCCTGCAAATCCTCAATGCCTTTGGCCAACTTGATGAAGTTATCTTCCTTCTTGACCGACACCCACTTGTTGGTTTCTTTGTCGAAGGCAATGCCGCCATCCACAATGAACTGCGTGGCCAAAGCATCCGAGTGAACGGTCTGTGATTGGCTGGCTTCCAACAGCATGCCCATAACTTCAGGATTGTCCTGAAAGTCTTTCATGAGGTTGCGGCGGATCTCATTGTTGAACGCTGCATCACCCGAGAACATAGACGTCTCAAACTTATCCAGCGCCCGAGTCAGTGCGGCCTTGGCCGTCTGAGCGGTAAGGGCTGGGTCTTCTTTGACTTTGGCGATGACTTGTTGTGCCACTTGCGCACGAGTCAATGGAGGCGGCGCTGCGGCCATGCCTGTTTCACCCACGATGTCCATGGCTTGCTTGCCAATGTTGGTGGGCGTAGGAGGCGTTGGCTTCTTGCCAAACGATGGCATGGACAACTCTTCAACGTCAGGGACGTCAGGGCTATATGTGCCACGGTTTCCGGTTGCAGATTTAATTTGCGTGTTGGAAAAAGGAGCAATGGTTTCGTGTGGGCCGCCGATATTTTCAGCCAGCCAAATGCCGTCATATCCCAGCCGCTTCAGCTCGGCAATGACATCTTTGTTTTCATACACCAACCAATTGCCAGACTTATGATAATCGCCATCAATCAAGTTTTGCTTGCCTTGTTCACGCAACAAAGGCTCGATTTTTTGTAGTCAGTGCGCGGGTCAAATGGCTTTTGAATTGACAAGTACACAGGCATGACGCGAATGCCGGCTTTATTTTCATAGTCTGTAGAGTTGGCGTAACCAGTTTGTTTTTCAACTCATCTCTGACTGCTTGGCGATCCGCATCGTACTCAGCAACACCTTGTTCTGAATCAAAGTCATAGTCTTTGTTCATGTATTTGGCGCCAAGCTCTTTTTCAAGCGCACGGATTTTTTCATATTCCTTGGCGTTGTCTTCTGAAATTTGACGTAACCCGCCAGTTCCAGATGGCCATTTACTGGCAAATTCTGGATTGGTGGAAAAGAAAAATAAACCATCTCCGTAGCTGGTCTTGAACTCTTTGAAGTCACGCTTGGTGCCGTGGTAAACCCGCAATGGTTTGCCTTGCTCATCAACAATTTTGCTGTTTCCAAACCAGCGTTTGAAGTTGGTGTCGCGCTCTTGAGGCGTTACGCCTTCCGCTGTTGCCGTCTCTGATGTCAGGTTGCGGCTGAACACGTACTTTGGACGTGGAGTCTGAGCCAGCTTGTCAGTCAGGTTCATCACCTCGGTCAATGCGTTGGTGTTCTTGATGCCCAGCAGATCGGCCACCAAGCGCGTGAACTCGGTCCATGCGCTACGCTTGCCTGAGTATGGGATTTGCATGAGCATGTACTGAAACTCAGGGTTGCTCATTGCTTCCGCTGTGAACTCCAGCTCGTTGGCCAAACCATACACTTGCTGAGAATACTTCTTGCCCCAGCCCTTGCCTTGACGGTTCAGCTCTCGTTTAACGTGCGCAAACAGCCTGCTGATGTCCTCAACAATAGGCTCTTGCCGCTTGGTCGGAGTGCGCTGAGCCAATGCAATCAATGCATGCACGGACTCGTGCGCGCTGACCCACTCACTGCCCGCAGCTTTGGGCGCCATTTGAATTGAGTCGTCGATATAACGATACCGACCCAGCACACCGGGGCTTTGTTTACCCGGAGGCAACAGCTTCACCTTGCCTGCAATCGCACGAGACAATTCACCAATGCGCTTGACAGCAGGATTCTTACTGGCCGCCATTTGGTCAGCCAACAATCTGAAGTTGCCCGCATTGTGGGCCTCACGAATTTGTGGCTGATCCGCATCAATCGGGAACCGCTGCTTGAACTCATCCAATGTTTGAGGCGTAGTTCCAGTAGGCTGTGGCGGCTCTCCCTCTGGAGGAGGGGTTTCTGGCGGCGGAGTTTCTGGAGGGGGTTCCTCTCCGGGGCGACGTGGACCTTGAGGAATTTCCCGAGTCAATCGCGAAGAAGGTGGTAACTCTCGCTCACCGCGTGGCTTGCCCATATCAGGCGCCAAGAACCAAGGCTCACCGGCAACGGTGTAGTTCAATGGCAGTGGGCGGCCGGCCTTTTGCTCAGCATCAATGGCTGCCTGCACATCATCACGAGTAACCAGCCCAGACTCAAAGTCGCGGACAAGGCGCATCGAAGCGGGCGTGTTGGTACGGCGAGCAATGTCGATGTACGTTTTGATCGGATCAATCTCAATGCCGGGACCGGCAGGCGTCTCAGTTGTCTCGGTGAATGGCTTGCCTGTCTCATCCATGCGAGTGACTGTAGTCTCGCGCACGCGGCCGGTCTCATTTTTGTTGCCCTGCATCTCAGGCGTAAAGCGAGCTGGCACATCCAGTGACTGGATGGCAAAACGCCCTTCGGCCGTAGGGTGAGGAACAATGGCCAAGCTGGCTGGGTCGCCGCCTTGGTTCTTCAGCATGTTCTGCATGACCATCAAACGGTTCTTTGCAGCCCCTGCTTCCAGTGGGCGGTTGTCCACAATCTTGGGAGCCAGCACTTCTTCTGGAGCTTTTGCTTCAGGCTGAACGCCGGGTGTCGCAGAGGACTCACCTGTGGGCAGGCCGGCCTCCAAACGCATGCGATCAATCTCTGCTTGTTTTGCCAACAGATCTTCACGCGAAGTAACTGCAGGCTGCTCGGTGTCAAAGCGGCTGGTCTCTGTTGGTGCAACTTCAGGCACGACAGGACGAGGCCCTTCCCGACGAGCGCGCTCTTCTTGAGCTGCCATGTCTTCTTCAATCTTGGCCTGCAGCATTGGGATGCGTTGGCCCGCCGCTTCTTCGGAAGTCAGCATAGATGGAGTAGCAGACGGAGCTTCAGTAATGCCAGTTTTTTCTGCGATTTGCTTCTGTATTGGAGTCTCGGTAGGCTCAACAGGAGCGGCAGTAGTTTGGTCTGCAGTAGGCGCAGGGGCAGCCGCCTGAGGCTTGGCCATGGCACGAGATGCGCCTCCACCCAAACCGCCAACAGCAGCGGCGCCAAAGAATGCTTCCTTGTATTCTTTCTTGGCGGCCTCATCCATCAATGGAAGGCCGGCTTGCCAGCGCTCACCAGCTTGTTCCAATACTTCAGTAGGAGCTTCGGCAATCACGCCAATGGTCGCACCGGTTGCAACACGGCCAGCCATAGTGGCGCCAGTACGCTTAGCTAATTCTTTAGCGATCTGCTCACCCAGAACTTTTTCTGGGATCTTGCCCATGCCCAACATCAATTTGTCGGCAAAGTACCCGATAGGCGCAGTCAAAGCAGCCGTTGCAGCAGCTTTGCCGGGCGCCAGAGTTTCTCCGGTAGCGCCTTCTTGCGCTTGGCGTTGCATGAACTGGCCAAACTGTTGTAAGCCGTATGTGCCAATACCAGCCAATGGCGCAGCAATGGGGGCAAGCGGGCCAGAGACGGCGCCAGCGGCCGCGCTTGCAGCCAAAGGAACCGCCATGCTCGGAGCGCTTTGCAAGACTTGTTCAGCAACGTATGACGGCAGCTTCTTCAGTGCTTCGATTGCGCCTTCTTTGCCGTATGTTTTCTCCAGCTCATCCCATGTAATTGCCGGGGCTTCTTTGCTGGGGATTGCTCGCTCTTTGCGAATTTCTTCTGCCTGCTTGCCGGCCGATTCATTGGCGCCAAAGGCAGACTTTAAACCAAGGCCAATGCCCGACGCGCTTTCGCCAAGCTCACTGACACCCCGCGACACTGCAGGACCAAGACGCCCAAAGAAACCGGGCTCTTCTTGCTTGCCAAATAACTGTGCGCTGAAGTCGCGCCCCTGTGCAGGTTTGTCTTCAGAGCCAAAAAGCTCTGCACTGAAATCGCGACCAGCCATATTAGCTCCTTATTTGACAGCGATGCCTTTTGCTTTGGCCGCCGCCATTACTTCTGCAACCGTTTTGCCGCTGCTTGCCGCAGTAGCTTGAACATCAGCCATCGTCATTGTATTGCCAGAGGAGGCGGAATTATCAGCGCCGCCTTTGTCAATGCCAATCAACTTCATTTGCTGTTCCATCCATTCTTTTTCGCCAATACCTTTATTAGCCAAAGCCTGTTTATCAATCATGGATTTTTTGCCCCATGCCTCAGACAGCCTTTCCACTAAAGCAGCACGCTTCAATTCTGGAGTGGCGCCTTGCTTGGCCGTATAGATTTCAGTCATGGCATCCAAGCGCGAAGCTTCTGGATTCTTTTTCATGTAATCTTTAATCATGGCCTCTTGCTGCGAATCTGCAAACGTAGGCGCACCATGGCGAGCATCTCGCATCTTCTCCAAGGCAATGTTGTTCTCGCGATCCAACTGCCTATCAGTCATTTGCTTGGCCAGCTTCTCAGCCTCAAAGTCATTCTGAGTAATTTGCTTGGCGGCTTCAAAGTTGTGCTTGAACATAGCGTTATAGGCCGCGTCACCAACACCAAACTTCTTCTCTGCGTCACCGCGAATCACGTCAAGCTTCTTCTGCTGTTGCTCAAGGATTTGCTTGGTCAACTCAAACTGTTGCTGCTCGCGCTCTTTCTGCATCTCATTGGCTTTCTGAGCACCCATGGCGCCAGCAGTCAGGCTGCCCACACCCTTGGGGGCAACGGCCACTTGCTGCAGCCATTCCATCAATGCCGGCATGCCAGTTTGTGGCGCGTCAAATTGTTTCTTGCGGCGCTCCAACTCTTCTGCTGCGCGGTCGTAGACCGATGTATCTCTCTCAGGAATCATGCGCTCATATCGAGCCAAGCGTTCTCTTTCCTGCTGCTCAGGGGTGGTTAGGACAGCTTGAGACAGGCGGTCTCGTGCGGCCGCCAATGCTTCTGCGGGCATGGCAGAGCGCCGAGTATTGGCGGAATTTAATTGTTCCGTAACGGCCGGATCGTAGCCAGCCTCCATGCGGCGCAAGATGTCCCGCTCATCAACATAGCTACCTTCTTCTCCGGCAAATGCAATGATGCCGCCGCCAGCCAAATGTTGGCCAAGCTCTGAAGGCAGTTGTGGCAAACCAGGGCGAGCCTGCTGAGGCATGGGCTGCTGAGCTTGCGGGCCACCTTGCGGCATGCCTTGTGGCATACCTTGTGGGGCTGCTTGAGGTTGCGGGGCAACAGCTTGCTTGAGTTGTTGAACGACCGTGGGCTGTGGGCCGCCAGCCTGCATGGCCTGCTGATTCTGAGCAGCGTTGCGCATCTCTTGAATCTTTTGCAATGCCATTGCCTCTTCCAGGTCAGGAGGAATCTGACCCGGCTTGGCTTGCTGCTGCGCCTTATCTACCTTTTGCTGCAATGGCTGGGGATTACCCAGAAACATTTGCGCCAATTGGTTAATGCCCATATTTTCCATGACTTATCCTTATTTAACGCCGAGTGTACTGAGCGCTTTATCCACAGTTGTAGCGCCGCTGGCAATTTGACTGAGCGTGCTAGGCTGCGCAGTTTCGTAGTTGGTGGCTTGGATTGGCAACCCGTTCAGCATGGATTGCTGGAACTTGAGTTGGTTGTATGGATTATCACGAGCCTCTTCAAACTGCTTCTTGTCAGCCGCGATACCTTCACTGGTAATGCCGCGCTGCTGAGCGCCCAGATTGGCTTGAGCATTGAGGTTGTTGATGCCAACTTGATTCTCGGCCACGCCCAGATTGCCTTGAGCATTTGCTGCAGCCAGGCCTGTATTGAGAGCGGTGTTGGCGTAGTTGGCGCCGAACTGGTTCTCTTGCATCTTGCGGTTCTGGTCAGCGTTGAACTGAGCCATCGCGTTGTTGTAGGCCGTGTTATAGCCTTGACCTGTAATGTTGGCCAGGTTACTACCCAAGCTGCGCTGAGTCTCGCGATTCATGATGCCGCTTGCACTGCCGCCAAAAGCGCCAGCCTTGGTCATTTGAGCATTGTTCAACTGCTGAGTGATTTGCGACTGACGACGCGCCTCTTCCAACTGAGGATTCAAGGAAGCCTGCAGGTACGGGCTCATGTAACGCTGAGCATCTGCGGTGCCGAAGTCTGCTGTTTGTGGCGTATAGCCCAACTCACTTGCACGGTTGGCAATGTTGCCTGCAGTTTCTGCGGCAGTGCCAATGCTGGAAGGCGTTTGCAAATTGCCGGCGGTATCAAATGCCTTTGTTTGCAAGCTAGACTCACCTGCGGTCAATGGACCGGTGTACTGCTGATACGGGGCATTTGTCAGCGCCTCAGTCTTGGCCAGCATGTTGGGGATGTAATCGCCGGTCCAGCCAGCCAAGGTCTGGTCAACACCAGTGGTGCCAGCAGGAACGTAGCTACCGGACTCGCCAGCAAAACCCATCACACTACCGCCCTCGGCATACGCGGCAGCCAAGCCGCCGGGCATGAACTTGTCGGGGTTGATGTGCTTGCCTTGCTTCTTGGTGCCGGTGCGCGCCATGCGGATCTTGTCCATCATGCTGTACAGCTTTTGTGCGCCGGCATCAGAGTTGCCATTGCCCAGGTGAGAGACGACATCGGCAGGGATAACAAACTCACCATGGCTCAGGGCCGCAGGTTGCTTGCCGTCGATAGACGTGTGCAGCTTGTCAGCCATGCCATCTGTTGGGCCCTGCAGGTAGCGACCGCCATGGGCCAAGCCTGCAATCCCGCCTTGCGCATACATAACTTGCATAGGATTACCTTGTGAATCAAAAAAGTCTTTGGGGTTAGAGCCTGGGATTTTTGGCATCACGGCCGGCGCAGTTTGTGGCTGCTGTGGGCCTGTTTCCATTGCAATTTCCCATGGTGTTTTTGCTGCAGGTACAGTCCAATTTGGAACTGGAGTATCGCCCATGCCGGGAGGCAAAGTAGGAGTTTGTGCTTGCTTGGCAGCTTCAGGCTTCTTGCCAAACGCCGCTTCTGAAATGGTTTTGTACCCAAGACCAGAGCCGCTACCACCAAATGCCGCCTTGGGCGTTGGAGGCGCTACAGGCCCCTCTTTTTTGTAAGCCTGCACCAAAGGGTCAACCTTAGAATCATCAAGACCCGTAGACCTTTGTTCAGGCTCTTTGCCTTTTTCGTAATACTGCACGTCACCGCCATACAACGTGCCGCCAGCTCCTGGGCGTCCAGTCATTGGATCGGGAGCGGTCTGCATATTACGAACAGCAGTCATCTTTGGAATGGTGCCTTGATAGCCAACCTTCTTAATGTTGGGTTGGTTCAAACTGGTTAGGCCGGCAATGCCACCGCCGGTCACTGCTGCAATTTTTAGCAAATCACTTTTGGTTAAATTGGAACCAAACATCTTGTTGATGCTGTTTACCCAATTCGGATCTTCCAGCTTGGCTTTGTATGCCTCGCCTTTTAAGTCGGCCATGGAGGCGTTGCCGAGTTTCTCCGGAGTAATGAGGCTGGACATTTGCCCGGCTGTTACACCAAAAGATTCGCCAGTCTCTGTGTTTGTGCCGGTATATGAACCATCTGCGTTCCGGTAATAAATATCCGAACCCAGAGTGATTTTTTGGCCTCTGGCAAATCTGCTGGGTTAAAGCCGCCGTCATCAATGCCGCCGCTGCCGGTATAAACTTCGTCGGTCCACAGGTACTCGCCCGCATCATCATCCCAATTCCATGCCATATTCAGCTCCTCAAAATGTTTAACAAGGTGTCCGCGTCAAAGTCGTCAACGTGTCCACCGATTGCGTATTGACTCTGTTCTAGTGCGTCAACAGCGTCTTTTGGTTGTTCATCTTTGGCCGAGGTAGCAGGCGTGTCATCCCACGGCAAAGAGCCGTACAGACTGTCATCGGATTTTATATGAGCTACGTCGCCAACGCCAGGCATATATCCGGCCGTTGCTTTATTTGCCGCCAACCCAGATAGCAAAGCCGCCAGGGGATCAGCAACCGAAGATGGAGTGCTGGGCTTAGTGGCTGGCTTTGTTACGGCAGGAGTGGTAACCGCAGCCGTACTCTTTCCGCCCGGAGTGGTTGATGCCCCGGTTTCAGCCCCAGCCTTAACCTCAATATCTTTTCCAGTTTGCAGTGGCCCGCCCTTAATTGGGGTGGCGTAGTCGTAATTGGTGGTTGTGCCGGTGGCGGGATCGGTCCAAGCCCACTTACTGGTGACCGGGTCAAACGCCCAGTCCCTCATGTTGTCTACGTTGCCAGAAGTTTCTGGGTTAATTTGGCCAAAGGTTGTTCCTCCATTCTCGTTTGGAACAAACTCGCCGGTAATCTCATTCCAGTCGCCCCGTGTATCGGCAGCAAAATCATTGGCAAAATTGGTGCCGATGTCGCCGGATGTATCAACATACCCCTCTCCGCCCGGAGCAAAATAATCCGTAATCATGTCGGATGACTTTGGGCCGGTATCTTGCGCGGTTGAGATTCCTGCAGCAATTGCAGCGCGAACTGCGGAAGCTGGATCAACCTCGCCGTTTTGCAGGGTTCTTGAAACAGCAGAAGTTACGGCAGCTTGTGCGGATTTACTCAGGTCTCCAAACCCAGGTATCTCGCCCAGCACTGCGCCCGTGCCCGCGCTTAAACCGCCAGAAATCAATGCTTGTACAGGGTCTAGTTTCCCGCCAGAAGCCACCTCTTGACCGGCAACGTTTCCAATAGTCTTGGCTGCTGTAGACCCCACCACATCGGACAACCCAGATGTGACGTTGCCCGCTACGGATGCCCCCGCATACGCCAAACCGGCCTTGGTCAAAACTTTATCAAGATCCTCGCCGGCAGCCAAGCCTGTGGCGGCCATCACCGCAGGCGCAGCAAATGCCCCCAGAGATGGCAGCAACTCAGGAGCAAAGACGGCAACAGCCAAACCAAAAACTGGATTGCTAAGCAAGTTGCCAAAGAACCCGCGATCTGGTTCATGGTAATTTACGGAAGAGGCAATCATGCCGTCTGGGCGGAAAGACAGATCAGCAGTAAACCGATTGCCCAAATCAAACGACGTTGGCACAGGGTCGCCCTTGGCCGTCGTCATGTCAATGTCGTACTCGGGATCAATGTCGGCAGCCGTAGGTGCGCGGTACGTCGCTTCTTTTATTACCTCTCCAGTCGAAGGATCAATCTCCGCAGGCTTATCCACAACTTTGGCATCAGCGTACCCGTAAGCCTGGGTGGTATTTAAATCGGTGACGCCTGAGTGGTACAGTTTTGCTGCGACTGCATTTGCTTCTGCCGGCTTTAATCCGGGGTTGGCGTTCTGAACTTGTTCAATTAAGTTCTTGCCTGTATACCGAGGCTCTTTTGGCGTAGGTATGGCAATTCGTACTGCATCAGCAGGCCGTGGTTTTTGGATGGGCCGCCGCTACCAGAATCCCCTCCAACACCAGCAACGCCAGATTCGCCCTCACCTTCGCCAGTTCCTTCGCCAGTTCCTTCGCCAGCGGTGCCCGCTGCGGCAGAAGAAGCCGCGCCAGTTCCGCCGTCCCCGCCATCTCCTGCAGCGGCAGAACCATTACCACCTTCTCCGGAGGACGCAGCGCCACCGCCATCAAAATGAACTTTAGGCCAGTCAATGCCTTCGGATGGGGTTAATCCCGCCTCTAACAATCTTGAAACAATATCTTTGCTCATTTGAGTGGTATCCCCGCATCAATGCGCTCTTGGCATTTAAAACACTTGCCGCAAACATTATTATGGCAAGTCAAAACTAGTGGCTTGACGTCATCTGGAATCATGTCCCACTGCGCATGCTTGGATGTTTCAGCTAATGGGGATTGGAATTGGGAATCGCCCGCCATTAAACCCAGCATGTGCTCAACGCCAGCATCTGCGCCGTGATCTGTACTATTAAACCCATAATACAAATTTTTAATCTCTGGGTTATATACACTCAACAAAGCCAAATACCAACGGATATACCAACGCTGTATTGTTCCACGATTAAATGCCGGGGGCTCTTTGCGCAACGTGTTTAAATTGGTCATTTGCATGTCCAACTCAAGCAAAGGAACATTCAGCTTTTCTGCAATTTGTCTGGCCGTAATTCGTTGCTTTGCCATCCATGTTTCAATCGGACCATATGGCGGATTTGGCATTGAGATGGCTAAATTAAACGCCACAAACTTTTCACCTGTTTGTTTCAAATGCACCATCAGCGCCGTCGATTCCACGCCACCAGAAAAAGCCAACACTCCCGTGTAATCATCCAGCGGAATTGATGCGGCTTCTGGCGGCAATGGAAAGTAATTCATGATGGTCATACTTTGACTTTTAACACGTTGCCCGCCGTCGAATCCCGGTACACATCACCGGGTCGCAAAGTGGCAAGGCTGGCTTCTGTTGGCAGACTGGCAGTGTCAATGTTCAAAGTTCGCACCGAAAAGTCTTGTTGAGCGCTGTTGCGAATAAAGTAAAGGCGCAACACCTTGAGCAGAGACTCTTGCCAAAAACGGTCATACTGCTCCGGCGCAATCGGCAGACTGGGAGGCGGTATATTAACTTTTGGGATGGTCATGTGTTGCCCCGGCCACCATCTGGTCGAATGTCCAAACGATGCGAGCCCATCTGCCATGTGCAGCCAAGCTGGTTTGACTCCATTGTAAGGATCATCTGACGGCCTCGCACACGGATAAACACCTGCCCAGTAAAGGCTTCAATGGGAACCGTGGCTGAGCGGGTAATCAAAGCGTTGCTCGTGCCGCCAACAGATTGTGGGCTGTTAAACCCAGAGCCCGAGTTCTGCATTGGCGTCAATGTCAAAGTAACCTGTGGGCTCGTGGCAGTCGAACCTGTGAAGGTCAAGTCGGGCAAGATGCGGCGCACAAAACCAAACCGATCACCGTCGTCAATGTCAAACTCAGACGTAGAAATCTTGGCGTAGATTGGCAGGGTCGTGGCTGTTTCCGCATCGTCCACGCCGTACTCATGGTTGACCACGTTGTAGCTGTAGGTGGCAGCCAGCGGGTAATTGCGCAGACCAGAATCCAGCCAAGCCGTCCGACCCATAGTGCCATACGCCCACACATCTTCGGCGTAGTTGTACGTGACATACCGGTCAATTGCAATCGAATTTGACGAGCAATAGAAGAACCAGACCTCGTTAAAGCCCTCATTCGTGCTGGCAAAAACTGCGCAGACTGAGACAAGTTGATGTCGTTGTAAATGTACTGGCGCAAGTCACAGCGCAACGTCTGCACGCGGCCATCGTATTTGTAAAACTTGTCCACGCCCATCCAATACACAAGCCCGGAGGCAATAGCCAATGAGTTCTGGCTTGCAATCGAAATGTTGTCGCCCATCAACTGAGAACCCCACACAGCAGGGGGCCCAGAGTATTGCAAAGAGTACAGCGTGGAGTCGGTCCACACCAAAATTTCCTGCCGAGATTGCAAGGCGGTCACAATCTTCGAGCCATGCGACAAGCGCAAATAGCCGGCTTGACTGGTTGCGTCTGGGGTCCAGTTCAAATAATCCTGCTGGTCTGACCAGCGGATCAACATCAAGTCTTGCGTGGTTTCGCCGTAATCATTGCAGCCAAATGCAAAAACAAACCGAGATACATCGGATACAAAGATCAGAGTTTGAACCGACGGCACATCAACCACGCTGGAGATATATACGCCAGAGCCGGTGGACGAAGTGTTAATCTGAGCTCCAGCACTGTTGGTTAAGTTAAACGTTAACCCTGACACGGAAGAATCCACATAGTATGTGACGCCCGCCGCGATACCAATTGGCAACGATCCACCCGATGCGGCTGCAAACTGCAGTCCTGTGCCGGGCGTGAAAGCGGTTGTGGCAGTGACCACTGTGGGGCTGGCGCTGGTAAATGTCACGGTTCCGCCAAGGCTGGATAGTAAGACGCCGCGCGTGGACAATCCATTTGCTGCCTGCCAAATATAAATAGCCCCGCCAGACGGAGCAAACAGCAAGTTCTCGCCATAGTTTGCTTGGTTCCAAATACGCATTTGCGTCGAACTAGATGTACCAACACCCCAAGACCCAGAACCCCAAGACCCAGCACCCCAGCCAACCAATGGGATTTCATAAGCCGTGCCTACGTTTACTTGGTAGGCTGCGACTACGGCTGATCCACCGCCGGTGGTGGTTGCATTAGCCGCGCTGGCGGCTTGGATGGAGTACGTGGTTGCGCTTGTGCCGATCGTGGTGATTTGATATTCGCCGTTTAAATCCAAGCCAGCAACAGCGGTTGCTCCGCTGAAGGTGACAAAGTCACCAGTGACCCAGCCTCCAGTGGAATCTGTAACAACCACCGTGGTGGACGCATTGGTTGTGGCAAACGGACTAGCGCCTAATGTTACCGTGGTTCGAATGGGCGTGACATCGTTGTAAGCGCCGCCGTTTTCAATATAAAACTTGAGGTTGGTTCCAACGCCAAGCAGGTTTTGCCCGCCCAAAGTAACCCAGTTCCACAAAGAACGGCAGATGCCTTGAAACGTAGCTGCAGAAATACGCTGCCAGCCGCCCACTTTTTCTGGTGTACCCTGACGAAACCTCACCTTCTCCGACTCGTAGTAGCCGTTCTCATTGGTGTAGCGGGTGTTTTCGCGGTTGACACCGGCTTTTTGGACAAGCTTTTTTAATGGCACGGTTTACCTCATGGGATCATTTTGAGGCTTGCCGCCTCGACTTCGTTTACCCGGCGAGTCCAGCCCTTGCCAAAAGTCGCCCAAGCAGGTATGTCCATCATAAATGATAAGCGCCGTTTCGCATAGTCCTGCACGAGCTGCTTGGGGTCGGCAGCGCGGACTGCGGCCAAGGTTTTGGGGCCAATGCCGCCATCAGGCTCCACGCCAACGCAGGCTTGCAGGAGTTTGGCAGCGCGGCCCGGGCCGCTGTTGATCGCCGCGTCAAACACGCAGTAGTCCACGCCCGCTGGCAGTTCATCGCCCATAACTTTGTCCCAGTATTTGCGCTTGTACAGCGGGCCCACATCATTGGGTGTCAGCGCCCGCATAGCCTTCTCGTCCACCGGGTGGCCGCAGTGCTCTTCCCAGACCGCTTTGGTGCAACCTAGATTGGTCATGCCGCCGGGGTCTTTGGGGTTGTTGACGAAGCCGCCCTCATGAACGAGGACTGCGGCGAGGGCTTTGGGGAAATTGTCTTTCACTTGTCATGCTCCATTTTGTTGTGCAAAACTTCTTTGATTGTTTCCTGTTTATCGGTCGAGCCGTGAGCTGACCCGAAGAAAAAGTTTAATAGCGTGCTGACAATCGTACCAAGCACAAAGCCCAAAATCGTATCTGCAAACCGAATGTTGGCAGGGGGGATTGCAGCAAATGTGATGCAGCCAATGTAGGCCACAGCGCAAATACTCCAGCCAATTGCAAAGTACATCAGGAACCGTTTAGAAAATACGTCATCTTGCTGGAGAGCCACGACCTGCATAGCCCGAGCATTTGCCGTATTGGCGTTGTGCAACTCAAACTGCTTGAGGTCTATCTCAGCCAGCTTCTGCGCCGCTTGAGGGTCTCCAGCAATGGCTTTGGCCACGGCTTCGACAGAATCAGATACGCCAAATTTACTGGCAATAGCACTGACAGCAGCGCCGCCCAAAGGGCCAGCAACGGCGGTAGCGAGAGCAGGCGCAACGCCCTTGAGGAGAGAAAGAAGTTCATCCATATCAGCCTTTCATTTTGTAAATGATAAATTCAAATGTGGCCCAGCCAATGAAGCCCGCTGCCATGCACGAGGCCAGCCCAATAAACAGGACCTCGACGGCCTCCGCCATTTTTTCGCGCTGGTGTTTCTTGGCTTCTTCGGCCTCGCGTTCTTCACGCCTGCGGTTGGACTGGATCAGGTTGTATTCGGCCTGAATCGCTTCCCACACATCGCCTTGCCCAGAGTAGATCAATTGTTCTTTGAGCTTCTTTTCGGCGTCTCTGAGCGCCTTGGCCTGCATCACCGTGTCGAGGGCTTGGCCCATGTCCGATCGCGGCTTCTTGCCCTTGTCTTGCACCGCCGCTTTGGCCACGGTGTCTCGCATCTCGAAGAATTTAATCAGGTCGCCGGAGCACTCCTGCAAATCTTTGCCCATCTGGATGGCTTCTTGCACACCCGCGATGGTGCTCTTGGCTATGGCAAATGCCGCACTGATACTGATTGGGTCAAGCATTGCCAGAGCCTATAGAGAAAACGGCCCGAAGGCCGCTGGTTTACTGCACTGATTCAGGAGCCGGAGCATCCTTTATTTCAGGCATAGGGACTTGCGGAATCGCCTGCTCGCGGATTGATTGCACCAGATCAGCCACCTGTTCGTAGGGGGCTTTTGCCAATGCAGCCAGTACCATGTTGACTGCACCCAGGGGCAGCGTCAAAGCGATAGGCGTGTTCAGTTCTTCGTTCATTTTTAAACTCCAGCAGCGGCTAAGATGGGGTAGCCGTGAAACCCCTTGAACGGATTATGCAGCGAATCAGGCAGAAACCCAAGGCAACGGTGGAGTCACCACGGGCGGGTTGATCTGGTTGGCGATTTGTGTTGCCACAGCAGCTTCAGTAGCGGTTTTGTCCACGCCATTTGCCCAAATCCAGCCAAGCACCATTTGTTCAGTCAGGCTTGAGTAGGGAACAAAGTCAGAACCCGTAGGTGCTGGAAGTGAACAGGTGCTGTAAACAGAGCCGTTGTAAGTGTTGCCACCGCTGGTTTGACTGCCTGAGCATTGCCAACCAACTTGGAAAACCACATCAACCTGTCCATCGGCTTGTGGATAACATTGCATCCACTGGACTTCCCAAATTGTTGTGACGGAGGTGAGGGTATCGGTCATGTTTTTCCTTTTAAGCGATGCCTGCGTCTGCAAGGCGTTTACGGAGGGATTGGATTTCTGCCCACATCACAGGGATAAGTGCGCTTGCGTCCATCTGTTGATACACAGGGTTGCCATCAGCATCAACTGCGTCTTTCTCGCCAGTGTGAGCATACGATGGTGTTTCGTGAGCAATGAACATTGGGCGCTCTTGTGTAGCACCCTTCATTTTGCCCATGTAAACAGGCACAGAGTCAATCAATGCGCCACTGTCAGCAATAGGGCCGTAAATGTCTTTGGCCCGATAATCCGATGTTGTGTTGTAAACGGTCAAACCACCCGCGCGGTTGTATGTGATTGAACCACGCTGAATAATTGATGTTTCTGTTCCAAACGCAACAAAAGCAGCATCTCCAGTAGTCGTGGCATTCCAAAGGAACGACACTGATTGAGCACTAGACCCGTTTTTGCCTTGCAGTTTGCAATCTGCTCCACCAAACTGGGATGTAGCCCCAACCAGCAAATTCCCACTTGCATCCAGCGTCATTGCTTGGGTGAAAGTAATGGCTGTTCCTGCTGTGCCGGAGGCAGCTGTGCGCCAAACGTGAGCGCCTGCGTTCTGATAATAATCCGATGCAACTCCGGTTGTGGAATACGTATACCCACCAGCCGAATAATATGAGTTTGCACTGACCGAAACAAAAGTAGGGGCACTGGTTGCCGTCCATAGGCTTCCGTATGCAACTTGAACTGCTTTGTATGTCGAAGCCCACGCACTCGGCGTAACACCAAGGCCGAGGTTGCCGTAGATGTCAAGGCGCATCTTTTCTGCACTATTCGTATAGAACCCAAGATAATGCGATGCGCCATTCAAATACACGCCATCGCCTGTAGCGCCGCCAGAAGCGTTGAAAAGTTGCAAACCGCCTGAGTCCGCGATCAAGTACAGCGGATAGGAACCGCCACCGCCAAGTCGGGCTGTTGTTCCGCTAACATCCAACTTATAAGCAGGCGAACTCGTCCCGATGCCCAGACCAGTGCTGGTCAGGCGCATTTGTTCGGCATCACCGGATTGCCAAATATGCGCATAGCCGCTTGCACCAGATGCGTTGTAAATGGTGTTGTAGCTTGCATCGGTGGTGATGTACAAGCCATTAGATGTGCCAGTCTGCACAAGCCGAGCAAGCGATGAACCTGCGGCGTTAGCTGATTTCAGAAACCCGGCAGAAACTGTAAGGTTGCTCCCATCAAACGTCAGCGCACTACCCGTAGTAACAACCTTAGAGCCGTTCAGGTAGGTCACTCCGTTGGCTGTGCCACCGGAGAGGGTGACGTTGTTTGTGACCGTTAAAGCGTTAGCTGTAAGCGTTGTTCCGTCAAACGTCAGATTGGCAGAGTCTGTTTCCAAACCGCCTGTGGTGCTATAGACCACACGGCCCGATGTCAAGCCTGTATTGGTGATGGAACTGAAAACACCTGCGCCAGCAGTGTTGCTGATCTTGATGAAGTCCGAGCCGTTCCAGGCGACCACAGCCGATTCGCCTGCGGCAATTGTGATACCGGTGGTGGGACCCGCGCCGACCAGCTTGACCGCAAAGCCACCAGTCGTGGCGTTAATGATCGTGTAAATCTTGGACTGGGCGGGAGCTGTAATGGTACGCTGCGCTGTGCGAGCGCCAGAGCACAAGAGAATTGCCTCACGCGCCGTGTTGGCTGCACCAGTCGTGGTGGTCAGCGTCACATCCAAATCAGTGCTCAGGGTGGTCGTGCCTGCAACGGCGCTGTCCAGCAACGAAGTGATGGAGTTATTAACCGTATCGCCCCACGTACCACTGAGTTCCCCTGTGACCGGCAGTGCCAAGCCCAAGAGTGATGTGTATGCTGTAGTCATGTTTAAAACCTCAAGTTACGACGTCTTCCCATTCGGGTGTCTGTACTGTTTCAACACCGCCCCAAGCAGGCGTTTGTGAATTACCCACATTTTGCCAGCTCGGGGACTGCGTGTCACCTATTAACGCCCAGTTTGGTGACTGGGTATCTGAAATGTTTTGCCAGTCTGGGTTTTGGTCATCGGGTACGAGCTTCCAATATACCGCAATTACATTGCCCACTGAGCCCTGAGCGGCCACACCCGTCAAAGCTTTGATGCGCTCGGCAATCGTCATTGTGCCAACGCGGCCCGTCAGCCCTACACCCGTCAAAGCAATATTACGATCGGCTGTAACAGAACCAACTGCGCCGTTTGCCTGATTGGACGGCAACGGAACAATCACACTTCCCGCTACGCCCTGTGCGTTTACACCAGACAAACCGATGGCCGCCGACGGAACTACCAATCCCACATTGCCCGATGCCAACACACCTGAGATTGCCGCACTCTTGTCTGCGCTGACCGTGCCCACCAGGCCCGCTGCCAGCACGCCAGACAACCCAACCGTTGAGGCGCCCGTAACTGAGCCCACGCTGCCAGATGCGGCAACGCCTGAAATACCAACTGTTTTACTTGGGGCAATCGTGCCTACCAAGCCAGATGCCGCAACGCCAGTAAGCGCTACTGAGGCTGAAATACCGACTGCGCCGACCGTACCCGTTGCGCCGTCCCCTGTGGTGGGAATAATCTCCGTGGCAACAACGGTGCCTACAGAACCAGAGGCAAAGACCCCGGTAAGCGCCCGAGTCGCCGTAGATACAACAGAGCCAACACCACCCGAAGCGGCTACGCCCGTGAGGGCGGTAGCCTGAGAATTAACAACTGTGCCGACTGCGCCAGACGCCGCTACGCCCGTTAAGGCAATGGATACGGAAACGCCTGCTGAACCTACTGCGCCCGAGGCCGCGTCACCTGTAAGGATGGTCTGGCCATTGCCCCAAGTGCCTAAGCCCCAAGCGCCGACGCCCCATCCGGCCATGACCTACCCTTTAAGTGGTAGACAAGCGCAGCAATGCGGTTGTAGTAGTGTTCGATGGCATCGTCAATGTGAATGTGCCAGCAGTAATGGTCTGCGAGCCAAACGTGTGAACCGACACAGCCTTGTTGGACTGAGTGCTGTTGTAGATCAAGACGCAATCAAACGCTGTGCTCAAGGTCACAGTCGTGTACGTGATCGAAGCGGAGGGAGTCCAGTACGCCACACCGGCAGTAGCCGAACTGTTGGTCGCAATTGGAGCTGTTGCGTTGGTCACCGTCACACCGCCAGCGGTGTAGTTCGTGCCCGTCACTTCGCCCGTGGACGAGTACGCTGTGGTCGCTGCGTTGATCGTTGCGCTGGTCAGGTACAAAGCAGCTTTGAAAGTGTCGGCAGTGGTTGCCGCACGGATTGGTGCAGTGCCAAAGTTGTGGGTAGCCGTCATCAGCTCGCCCATAAACGAAGTGGTCATGCTTTGTGTGTTCGCCATGGTGGCTCCTTATGCGATTTGCGCTGCTTCAGCAGCAACGTAGGTGAGGGGTTTTTTCAGGGTCACATGCACGGAGCGATGCACCAGCTCGGCGTCTTTCCAGTATTCTACCCAAGTGGTCAGCTCGTTGTCATCTTCAAAGGAGCCGTCTTTGCGCTCCAACAAAGAGTCATCCATTTCGCCGTAGGTTGTGGTAACAATCAATTTGAGCTCCTGATGAGTGCTGCCGTCGAGGTATTTGCTGGCATGGTGATGAGGAAGGTGGTGGTCGAAGTTTTATCCGAACCAAAATCCAGCACGGCAACAGACTTATTGCCCTTGGTCACGTTGTACATCAACGCACATCGGGCCGTCACAGCGGTAGTCCAGCTCACATTATCCCAGTTCACGTATGCCGTGTACCCGTCTGCGCTGATTTGCACGCCGGTCATGACTTGCCCGCCTGCGGTATAGCCTGATGCCACAACTTCATTGGTGCTGGAATACACCGTGGTGGCTGCGTTTAAATCTGCGGCAGCGGTATACAGGGCAATCTTGATCGTGTCGGTAGACAAGTCGTGAATGCCCTGATACAGCTCTTTTTTGAAGCTGGTTGTTTGGGTTTGGACAATCGAGCTCATGAGACCTGAACCCTAACTTGCCCGTCGCGGTAGGCGTCAGCACGCTGCTTGCCGTCACCCAAGTTCTTGAGAAGCGCAATCGCTTGCACATAACGATCTTGGTACAACTTGACCATATCAGCCTCACCCTTCATGTAGGTGACTGCTTCGCACATCGTTCCGTACAGCAGGGCGGAATCAAAGTTATCACCCAACCAAGTCTGCCCCGCAGTCACGATTGACTCAGGGTAGTAGTAATAGTGCAGCTCTGCACTGTACGTTGTGGCAGGAGTTGGCCCGACGATAAACGACAACTCATCCACGTTCGAACTCTGCGGCCCAAAGATAGCGTAATGCTTGGGCTTGCCAGTGGTTGCGGGGTTTGGATATGCCTCACGCATGAAGTTGACATCCTTGTTCAGCAAGTACAGATACTCGCCGCCACCGACCGGGAAAATTGCCAGTGAATACACAGAAAGAAAATCGTCTGGGCAAGACAGATACTTGTTGCCAGCGGTAATCGTGCCCGTCACGTTCTTGCGCAAATTAGCCAGCTGAACAGTGTTATAGATACGCTGCTCAGCTTGCTTAATGAACGTGTTCATGTCATCTGTGGGAAACGTGTTCTCACAGTAATCACTGACCAACGTAACGAGTTCGGTGTATGTCATGCCATTGGGCCTCGGGCCATCACGCCCTTAGTAGCTGCGCCAGTACCACGGATTTTGATGCCGCTGGTCTTGACTTTTTCGTCGCCGGCAGACTTGCTGATGCCGCCAATACTCACGTCGTACTCGTCGAGCTTGCTCTTGTTTGGGCCCTTGCCAGGATTGGCTTCCATACTCACAGATTTGCCAGTCATGGTGTGGGGCTTGGCATAAGTGCTGGCTTGGCCAACTTCTTTGCCCATCAATTTTTGCTAAATGTAGCCATGATTAGCCTCGTTTCTGTGCTGCGATCTTGGCCATATTGCGACCCATGGTCTTCATGTTGGCATTAGATTTGCCGCCGCCCTTGCCCTTGCCGCCATCCGTCATGCCGACGGTTGGGCCGCTATCGCCAAGGTTTTTGCCTTTGGTTTTGCCTTTAGACGCAATGCCGTCTGCTGCTCGTGTGAATGCCATGATTAACTCCTATGAAACGGATACCGTAACTGTACCAACAAATGTCGTTCCCACCAAGTAATTTGGTGTAAGCGACGCATCAAATCCACTGGACCCACCAACCGGGTACCAGCCCCACTGAATATCCCGCGAGCCACCGGACAGGTTGCCCGCCGCGTTGACCCCAGAAGTCACGTATGTTGTGTCTCTGCGGGGGTTGCGCAACGCCTGCGGATCATCAACCGGGAACGTGCCAAGCATCAACTGCGGCTGATCTGGGTCCCAGCATTCTGGGCACACCAGCAACTCGTACTTGCGCTGCTTGATGATCTCGGTCTTGAGATTCTTGAGTTTGTACTGTTGGCCGCAACGATCACATTCCGCAATCGCAATCTTGCCGGATGCGAAACGATTACCCATCAGTAACCTCCACCGCCAATAAACATCTGGCGAGGAACAAATCGTACTGCTGCTTTTTCGCGATCTTCGCCGGCAGCAATCTCAAAAGTCTCATCGTACATTTGCTTGAGCATTTGCACGCGGTTCATTAGCTCAGGCGTTTTGACGGCAATGTGGTACGCCAAACCTGCGGCCAAAGCGGGCAGGAAGCGGAAATTCATGTCTGCCGTCTCGGCGCCAGCACCAGCATCTTGAACGCGCCGCAGTCTCCAGTACACGAACTGGTATGGCGTTGAGTTGTCAGGTGTTGGCCAGACTGTTACGGCCGGCAGTTGCGGTACATACACCGCAGTTGCGGCGGTATGCGACGCGGCAGTGGTGTTGTTTTGCCCACGGAACACGCCGCTTAGGACGTTGCCTGAGATGTAGGTGTAGTAAATATCTTCCGAGTCCAGGCGAATAAACCCAGATCCAGCCAACCCAACCACCGAGTTGAGAGTGATTGTGGTGTCCGTGGAGTTGATTGTCGATGCCAACACAGAGCTCGTAGGATTGACTTCGCCGGACAAGCGCTGAACCCAGACTTGGATTGGCCGGGCTTGCTGAAGCTTGTTTGGGATCGTGGCATAGGTGGAGACGCTGATGCGCGTGATCGTCAAATCAGCTTGCGTCGAAGCAGTGTTGGACCCTGTGCGAATCACCTGCTCCAGCAGATCAATCGTGTCTGTCGGCAAAGCATAAGTGGCTAAGCCTGGCGTCAGGTTGATGAAGCCCTGCTCCATCGTCCACATGTTGATGCCCTTGGACTGCCACTCGATCGTCATCAGGTTCATAGACCGACGCGCTGTGCGCAGGTCATAACCCGAACGCATCTCCCGGCCCGCACGCTCCCATGCTTCCTCGGCAATTTCCGTGAAGTCCATATTGAAGAGAGTGGAGCCGGTAGTGGTCATGATTTAGCAGTCTTGGCAGAGTCAATAAAAGCCTGAGCGGTGGGAGCACCTTTCTGGCCGGGCTTACGCATTTTCTCACCTCTGGCGCGTTTTGCGTTGATGTTTGCGTACAAGCCAACTTTACCGCCTTCAGCGTATTGCGTGAAGTCAGTATCGTCCCGCCGGGCTTTTTTTACACCCTTGGGCATCTTGGAAGGGGCGATGGCGCCCATGCCGCGACTGGCTAACATATCAGCACATTTTCCCGCGAGTCTTGCCGCGCTGAGCAATACCGTCTGCAGCGCGCGTGTAGCCGCCAGCGGACATCTTCTTCACTTTGCCGCCCTTGGCATACGGCTCAGGCATAGCCTTGTCGTATTCACCTTCGGCCATCTTCTCAGCCTTGCGGTCTTTCATCATTTGACGAGCTTCGCGTTCTGCCGGGCTCATCTTGGCCTCTTTCATCTCAGCAACAGTTGCTGGATTGACTTTGCCGCGACCTGCGCCAGCTTCCGAACGACCAAATAATTTATCCATCATGCCCATAATATTCCCCTTACATTTTTCCGCCGCCACACATGGCGATCATTGTTCCCTTTGTCTTGCCGCGCTGGGCAATACCGTTTGCCGAAGAGCGGAATGCGCCGCCCTTGGCCAGCTTCAAGGTAGTGCCCTTGCCGCCTTTATGTTCTTGAGCATCGTGCTGCTTGAAAGCCTTTTTAATCATGGCTTTGTCTTGCGCTGTGTCTTTCATATCGCCACCTTTGGAAAATTTACGGTTCTTGTCCGCACTTGCAAAATCTTTGCCCACCGATTGTGGGACTCCGGCCTTCTTGGCAAACGCTGGATTGTGGGCCACCGCTTCCATGAACTTGTGTTGTTTTTACTGGTGCTTGGCATCATCGCCCCACTTGAATAAGCTGGTCAATTTTTGCTTCAAGCTTGTTGAAGCGCTGGTCAATGTGGTCAGTAATGCGCTGCACTTCTGTTTGAGTAACGTAATCACGGGCAATCTCCTCGCGTGTGATGTTTAAAAGGCGCTCGATGCGTTTTACATCCTCGAACTTCTCGCGGACAAAGAACCACACGGCTCCCATAACAAGTGATAGGCCCGCAGACCAAATTGTGTTGACGTCCATCTCAGCACTTCCATCTTGCAAGTGAAGCCGCCTTGCGGGTAGGCTTGCCGTTATCATCTTTCATTGGCCCAGGCATACCTGACATCCGGGCACAAAACGAATCTTTACGCGGACCACCCTGTGGCTGCGGCGCTTTTAAGTTACTGCCAGTTGCAGCGTTGTACTTGGCCCGCCCCTTGGCAGTCAAGCCAGCGCCCTTAGATGCAGGCAGCTTCTCGCCACGGCCAATGGCCAATGACGGGGTTTTTTTCTTTGGTGCAGCTTTAGCCATTTGCAACGCGCAACTTGGACTTGCGGACCATGTCAATCAATGGAATCACAACTTCTTCACGGAAGTTGCTCTCGAATGTCTCGGTGCCGACGTGCGGCAAACTGATGTCTACGTCGATGTAAATCTTGAAGCCCATGTCGCGGGCCCGATCGCAGAACAAATAGTCTTCACCCAGGTACTGGCCAGCTTTGATCTGGAAATCAAACAAGGCTGTGAGCTGCTCGTCTTTGTACTCGTACTGCCACTCGGGGTGTGCAAACACCATCTGCTCAATGACGTGCCGTTGGATCAACATAAAGCCTGTGCCCACGCGCTCAACGCGCATCAGCGAGCCATCAAACTCCAAATCGCTATTTTCGTCAAAGTACAGGTCAGCGAAGAAATTCTTGTCTCGGGCCCTGCGCGGGTACGCGCCGGCAGTGATGTCTTTGCCACCACTCTGTGCCATGAGACGCATGATGTCATCCGCCGTAGCGATGACATCGGAATCGAGAAACAGCAGCTCTGTGCAATCTGTCTTGAGGAACTCGTGTACCAGTTGGTTTCGAGCCAACGTGATGATCGAGCACCCGGACACATCGCCCATACGGACGGAAATACCATGAGCAAGGGCTTTTGGCATGAAGGATGCCAAGTTGTAAGCCGTCTTGATATTGATCTTGCCGTCGTAGGCCGGTATCGCAATAAACAACTTGCGACCGGCCAGAACTGCTTGTTTGGTTTCAGCCATAGAAAATGCTCACAGCTGCCATGTTGACCATGTAAGAGTACACGCCGTTTTGAGCCAAAAGGCCTTCGCCGGGCAGGGTACTAGATCCGTTGTTGTACGTATCTCCAGCAGCCACATCAAAAGTCATCAACCATTTGCCCGTTGAATATACGGCTGCAGGAGTTCCCGTGATGGCCCCCGAGTTGATGTCGGTAATGGTAAAGCTGTTCGCAGTGGCAGTGGCAATTGTGTAATTGCCGGGCGTGGCCGAGCCACCCGTGCCAGAGTCAAAGTCAATACCGATTGACTGTCCAGCCACCAACCCATGCGCCGTCTTTGATACGGTAATGGTTGTGCCTGAGCGGCCATACGTAACACCACTAGACACCGGTGCAGTTGTTGTATCAAAAAGAACAAACTGACCAGCGCTGGCAGTGCCAACAAAAGCAACGGCTTTGACACGAACGCGGTCCAAAACCATAAAACCGGATTGGTTTGTATGGGCTTGTTTTACGTCATATTGCATCGTCATAACTAATCTCCTGTAAAGCGGGGGCCGAAGCCCCCGGAGTTAATTAGTTCTGTTGAGCAGTTTGCTGCATTGCGCCGCTGGAGTCGCGCACGATGTAGGCGACGATCACAGTCACAGCACCAGTGCTGGACGAGCCAGTGGTGGTGAATGTCAAGGCTGCGTCGGTCGAACCAACGTTGGCTTGAGTGGGTGTAAACGTTGCAGCAGGCGACACGTTGATCGTGCCAGCAGCGGTAATTGTCGAGGCAGAAGCCACGGCAGTGCCGCCAATGCTAACTTGCAGCGTGGTGGCCGAAGCAAACAAAGTGGTGGTCAGCAGTTGAACCGAAGTAATGGCAGCGCCTGCAGGGATAAAACCAGCAGCGATGCTACCTGTAGCCACTTGTGCGGCAGTCAGGTTGAAAGTTTGAGCGACGATTGTGCAGCCGGTGTTCTGGACTGTGCCAGCAGTGGTGCCGGTTGTGTTTTTGACAGTGCCGAGCAGCCAAGGGCCGAGGTGAGTTGCGAATCCCATGATGTTTCCTTCATGCAGTTAAAGGTGCGTCAATCTTGCATGATGTCTGCCGGGACAGTTTGACACACCGGAAGACCCGGATGAGTCAATATAGCATGTTGTTTAAACTGTTGCAACAAATAAAAAGGGGGCCGAAGCCCCCTCTCTACATATTCCCGAAGAAATATTAAGCGCCGGGCGAACCGAAGATGCCCAGAGGATCAGACACGCCGAAGCTGTAACGCTCACGGGCTTTGTAACGAACGTTACCTGTGTCAAAGTCGCCGTCCATGCTGTTTTG